GCTACACCATGAGGAAAAATCTCATTATGTAGACAAAGAGGTTTGTTTGGAGCCTGAATATGACGCAGTACCTAGGACCACGGTCCCTATTGAACTGTTCATTTCAGTGGTCGCCATCACTTTTGACACAATGCATGGTGCAAAATCTCAGACCGTGAACTGTACAAGGTGTGCAGATATGGGCGGGCGAGGCCTTCAGCCAGCGATGCGGCGCCCGTGTCGTATCGAGACCAAGGATTGATAAGTGAGCGGTGTCACGTAGTGGAGGGTTGCGCGACTACAAGATGTAGGGCAGTATGGAGTCGTCAAAGGAGCAGAACAGGAAGGAGCACACAATGCTGACTCTCGGAGAAGCACAGGACATCTTCATCGATGCGCTGCCCGGCGATGTGGAGTGGACGACGCATCGATTCGCAGGAACCCCGGACAATATGGACTACGTCGAGAAGTGGGTTGTGCGGACCGACGACAAGAGGATCGATTGCGATGTGACTTGGTTCGATAGCATTGGCTTCCCGGTCAGTGTCGTAGTCGAGACCTGTGACCCGTTGCGCGAGATACTCCACCGCGATATGGTTGATCCCGAGGACGCTGAGTCAGCGGCGGCCTGGCTCACTCAGAACTGAACCCCGACCCTTGAAAGGAACCGACTAATGACGCTCTCCCACAAGATCTTGGCCTTCATCATCGTCCCCGCCCTGGTCGGCACGATCATCGGCATCGCACTGGGGACGGTGCACCACTCGCGGACCGGCGCAACGGAAGTGCAGGACATTGCGCACTGTCTGTCGGACGACGGAGCGCTTCCCGACGGTGAGGACGTGTGCGTTTGGGACCCCGCCGTTGACGGCGACGGTATTGGCGAGGCTTTCGTGATGACCCGTGTGCAGTACGAAGCCGACCAGGACGCTCGTGAGCACCAATCCTTTGAGGCTCACGTGATCGGTCAGGACGACGAGAAGATTCGACAGCACGACGCGGGGATGCAGTGAAGCGAGCACTATCCGAATCAGTGGCCGAAGAGGACGAGCGCATAGCCCGACTAGTGAGAGGAGAGATCAAACGACACGGCGGTGTGGCTGAAGTTTCGCATGTTGTCGGGTGGACGACAGGAACCCTACGGGCGCGGCTTGACCGCGGTGCAGTCTGGACGCTAGGAGAACTGAAGGCGTTGGCAGAGCATGAAGTGCTGTCCGTACCGACAATGCGGGCATTAGGAATGACGAGAGGTAGTTATAGGACCAATATACCTGAAGCACTCACGATTCGTCACACAATCTAACCAACTCAACCACGCCCCGGCCGAACGACCGGGGCAGAAAGGTACCCGCATGAGCATGCTCTCATCTACAACCATCACGCGCCTCCTCGACAGCGGTGTGCTCACCATTACGCCGCTGTCGGCCGGCGCGATTCAGCCAGCGAGCGTGGAGATGCACCTTCATTGCGATGTCGTTCGCGACGTCGGGCTGCCCACCGAGTACCGTGATGACAAAATCACGGACAGCATTCTCCTCAAGCCCGGGGAGTTCGCACTGGCTCGGACGACGGAGACGGTGGGCATTCCCGCGCATCTCGTTGCCCGTGTCGAGGGTAAGTCCTCCTGGGCACGGCGCGGGCTTTTGGTGCACATCACGGCTGGCTTCATCGATCCTGGTTTCTATGGCACGATCACGTTGGAGCTCTGCAATCTCGCAGCAAAACCGTTGGAGTTGCCCGTGGGTTGTGCCATTGCTCAGTTGTCGATTCTGGAACTCGACACGCCCCCCATTGTCCCTTACGGGAACAAGTCTCTGGGCTCTCATTATCAGCATCAAGTTGCCACCACAACCGCTCCGAACATTGCAGAGGGGTAACAATTTCATGTCTTGGGGGAAGAGAAGCCGGGACGAAATCCTGGAAAACCTGAAGCATTTCGGGAATGCGAACGAGAAAAAATTGGGGCTGTATGAGGGCGAATATATACGTCTTGATGGCACCGAGATTCCCGAGTCCGTGCATTACTTGCAGGTGGAGGGTTTCGGGAACGCGAAGTTGAAAATTTCGGGCTGGAAGGGCGAGTTGGAACTCCTCGGTGATATCGAGGCTGAAGTTTTCAACGTGGATCGGGTCGAGATCAATACCGTGCGAGGTGTTGTCAGTACATGCGAGGACTGCAACCAGGTACGTGCTCGGGGCTGTTCAACAACGCGCCTCACTGGGTGCGAGAGTGTCGAGCTCTACGAGTCTTCATCTACTGAATTGTGGAATTGCCCCAGTATCGAGGCCTACGACTGCGCCCGTTTCCAGGCTTGCAAGGATTCGCGGGCGATGCTTTTCGACCGCGCGGATGGGAATTTCTACGCTAATTCATCGGGCGTTTTGCTTGACGCCTCGCGGGCTATTGTGTACAAGGACTCGCGAGTCAATGCCATCTCTGATTTGTCAGTTGTTCAGTACGAATCAGGTGCTATCGTTCACGGCGCCGGGAAAATTCAGTGCTTCGGGAGCAACAAAGATAAAGGAGCCCTTTTCACTGCGACACGGGGGTTTCTGAATCGTCTGGCTCTCCCGCTGAATTCTTTCGAGACCGAGTACCTCGTCTACAAGACGACTGGTATGGACGGCGTTACAGGACAACTCTACAATGAGCCCACTAAGTGGAGGGTCGGCAAGATCGTGTCGATCCCAGAGGAGGCGCGCACGACACTGAACCGCGGGTTGTTCTTCACTCCGACACTGGCTCATGCGATCTCTCAGGGGCAGGAGTACGAGCAGCCATTCCGTGTGTTCCGAGTGAGGATCAGGATCGAGGACGTTAAGCTCACGAATATCTTCGGACCCATGTATCGCACGGAGATCGAGGCTTGGGCGGGGGAGGTGATCGACGAGGTGAAGAACCCGGTCGAGGTGCTCTTTGACACGGTGTGATCCTTGCAACTGCGGGGCTGGAACCGCCTGGTCCTTCGGGGCCGGGCGGTTCTGCTTCGCCCGAAAAACCCAGCCGAGTTGGGAGCCCACAGCCCGCGAAAAACTTCGGCTTCGCAGGGTGATTTCCTCCCTTGACTTGGGAGCCGAAACCCCGTAGGGTGGAGGCACCTACAGGAGGGATTTCCTATGAAACGATACGACGTCTGGTTCGACAAGATCAACGAGGTCGCCTGGTCCTTCAAGTCCCTGCCGAACGCGCTCGATGCTGCGATCAGGGGGCCGTACCTTGTCACTGAACGTGTCCATATCGGGGACCCAAGGCTGGAGTTCGTGGAGGACTTGGCCGAGACGATTTCCGATGATCCTGTGATGAGCCAGCTCATCAAGGAGGCACAGATCGCGATCGAGGAGGCTGAGGCTCTTGACTTCTACCGCAGCCATTGATCGTGCTCGCCGTCTTCTGACCGCCCGATCCGAGCGGGACAAGCAGCACCGCGTCGGTCCTTCGGGTCTCGGCAAGTGCTGCGACCTTTGTCTGGGTGAGGACTTAAAGAGCATCAAGCGCCCAGGCGAGAACGAGAAGACGCCCGTCGCCCCGCTGCTCGGGACGGCGTTCCACCTGTTGTGCGAGAAGCGCAGCCGCGACATGGAGCGGGAGGCCGAGGTCCTCGTGGAACAGCCGGTCCATGTCGGAGATGTCGGGGGTTATGGCCCGATCAAGGGGACGCTCGACAGGTTCGACATCGCGGCAGGGGTGGTGATGGACTGGAAGCTCGTCTCCCTGAAAAAGCGAGATGTGTTCCTGCGGCTGTACCGCAAGTCCCAACGGGACGGCTTCGACTCCATCGTCGCGGACTATGGCGCTGCTCAGTTCCTCCAGTACTACATTCAGCTATGCCTGTACGGGAAGGGCATGGAAGACCAGGGCTACGACGTGAACAACGTCACACTGCTGCTCCTACCTCGGGACGCCACGATCCACGTGGTCGAGTCTGAGCTCACCGCCCTGTCGATGCCATACGACAGGGACCTCGCCATCTATGCTCTGGGGCGCGCAGGGCTCATCTACAAGAAGGCAAGCGAGAGTGACGATCTGATCACAGACCTTGACAGCGCGCCTGAGTGCTTCTACTGTAGTAAGTACAGACCAATCCACTACATGAAAGGCTGAGATGCGTCGCGCACGTCACGCACGGCAGAACCGCCGACGTCCTGACAAGGACGACTGGCTCCTCATGATTGGTGAGGGCATCGTCATCGGAAGCGTCATCTTCGCCGGGGTAGTCACCCTGGTTATCGGAACAGTCATCTTCGGAGGTTGAAATGAAAGACGACCCTCTCTACGACATGGAGGGCGGGATGGAGCACATGGGCCCTCCCGTCCAAGTGCAGAACTATCAGACGAACCCGTCTATCGGCGGTGTCGGAGTTGGGCACACAGTTCAGTACGTCCAGATGTACGGACCGCCACTGACAGCGTTCGCAGTGACTCAGGCGCTCAACAACGCTGTGTGGGAGCGGGCCAAGATCGAGAACGATAGAGCCCGGAAGGGAGCCGACTGATGTCAACATTCAACGACCTGTTCAAGAGGTCGGGGCTGAGGGTGGTGCAGCCCGAGGACCTCTCCACGTTCTCATTGCTTCTGTTCGGCCTGGCCGGTACGGGTAAGAGTTCGCTCGCCGCCACAGCCTCGAAGTGCGAGGATCTGGCGCCCGTGCTGTACATCGACTTCGAGAACGGCACCATGCCGCTGGGCCAGTGGGGCGATCTCGACAAGACCACCATCGTTCACTGCGACTCGTGGAACGACTGCGTCAAGCTCTTCGAGAACGTGATCAAGCCCTCGATCGACAAGGGTGAGTTCCCGTTCAAGACTGTAGTGATAGACACACTCGACCAACTTCAGGAGCTCGTGGTCAACCACTTCCAGACCATCAACCCGAAGGACACTTTCGCCTCATGGGCCGCCGCCTATGAGGCGCCACGCTCCATCATCAAGGCTCTGTCGGATGCCAGGGGCGTGTCGCTCATCGCGATCACGCACGCGGAGCGGGAGACCAACGAGGTCACCGGTGCCACGCTTGTGAGCCCCTCGTTCGAGGGAAAGAAATCCATCCGCAAGCTCCCCTCGCTGTTCGACTTTGTCGGATACATGTCCTGGGTTGACACGCAGGACGAGAAGGGGGATGATGTGCTCGTGCCCGCGCTGTTCACGCAGGAGAAGTCAGCTCTGACCAAGCAGCGCATCACTGGGTTCCCCGAGGCCATCGGGAACCCGACCATGTCGAAGTTCTACGGCTTCATCAAGCGGGCCCTGAACAAGACCAACTGACCGAACAGCAACCCAACAACAGAAAGAGAACCAGCATGCTGTCTATCAACCTCTCCGACATGGACGTCGCCCACGAGGGCGGTGCCTTCGAGCTCATCAAGCCCGGCAAGCACCACGCCTACGTCTCCAGTGTCGAGGTCACCGAGTCCAAGTCCAGCGGGAAGCCGATGCTCGTCGTCGAGTGGACTGTTGATGGGGACGACACCGAGGCTGGCAAGACTATGCTTGACCGCACCGTCTTCACTATCAAGAGCAAGCGCACCGGCAAGGAGCAGATCCACTTCAACCTCCCGAAGTACTTCGGTGCGGCGGGTCAGTGGCCGAGCAACCCGGCCGAGCTCAGGGCCAAGCTCTCCCCCGCTCAGATCAACAATACTGTGCAGGCTGTCGAGGAGGGCCTGGAGGGCGTCGGCGCCACGCTCGACATCGTCGTGGACGAGGGTCGCAAGCGCTTCGACCAGAACGGCCAGCCTGTCTACAAGACGGACGAGAACGGTGACCCTATCGCCGACGAGAACGGGAACATGGTTCAGGACACCTGGAACCCCTCGAACTCGGTGAAGCGTCTGACCTTCGACCCGAAGAAGACCTCATCCGCCAAGATCACGCTCGTGTAACGATCGCTTGATACACTAGCAGCCCTCGACAAAACCGTCGGGGGCTGCTAGCGTTGGTAGCAGCGAACCGCTCCCCAGAATCGAGGTACACATGAGTCAGTTACAACAGTTCTTCGAGCGCATCCTCCCTGATGATGAAGGGTGGGTGCCTATCATGAGCCTTGGTCCCGGTGGTGGACTGTCTCGTTGCCAGTGGTACCACTGGCCTACCGAAGCGGAGCGGATATACAAGGTCGTCAAGAAGATGTCCGACAAGGACGTCTACTGGTCGCCCATGCTCTTCCACAAGCCTTCTACCCTGTCGTCCGCTCGTCATGCAACGAAGAGCAACGTGAAGTGTGTAGCCTGCGTGTACGCGGACCTGGATGGTCTCCACCCGGACGACCTGTTCCTGGAGCCCACAGTGCTCGTGAAGTCGAGTCCTGAGCACTACCACGCCTATTGGCGCCTGTCGGACTACCGATCCCAGGGGAACCTCGACATCGAGCAGCTCAACCGTGGTGTCTACCAGACTCATGCCGACACGGGCGTGGACCGTGGGTGGCCCCTGGCGAAGAAGCTCCGTGTGCCTGGGACCATGAACACGAAGCCCAAGTACGGTCTTCCGATTCTGGTCTCCGTTGAGTTCAACGATAGGAGGTCCTACTCAGTTCGGGAGTTCAAAGCAGCGTATTCCCCGGCCTCGACGCCGAAGGTCGATCTCATCATGGAGATGCCCGAGGTTGATCAGGATGGGGCCATGGCGATCATTAATCGCCTCAAGGACAACAAGATCGCGGGACTGTATGCAGATGATCCTCTGCCGTCAGACGACTGGTCAGCGCTCATGTACTCCCTGGAGTGCTCCCTGTTCGAGGCTGGTGTCGAGCTCGCTGATGTTTTCACTGTCGTGCAGGATGCTGGCTGCAATAAGTACAAGCGAGACGGTCGTCCAGACAGTGACTTATGGGTTCAGATTCAGCGCGACAAAGCTCGCTGGAATGATGACCAGGAGGTCCAGGCCGACCTCGCAGACGCGATTGCCATCGAGGCGATCAACGGGGAACAGATTCGAATTCCCCGGTTGCAGGACGAGCGCAATGGACTGTTCTGGGGTGATATCCACCTGATCGACAACAAGTTCGACGTCGTCCCGCAAGATACCGTGGCGGACTCGCTGGCTCAGTACATGAGCGACATGTCGTCACGCACGTCGAAGCAGTTCAACTACGCGGCGGCTATGTCCATCCTCTCCGCCGTACTCGGCTCGGACATCCGGGTTCGTACGTCATTCGGTCGGTTGAGCTGCAACCTCTACACGCTCCTTCTGGGGCGAACGACACGAGACAAGAAGTCAACCACAGCCAGTTATGTGAAGCACTTCCTCCGTCGTGTCGGGGCGGAGTTCAACCTGGACCTCATCGGCCCTGAGGATCACACGCCCGAGGCCCTGGCTCAGCATTGCGGGGAGCGGCCCGGGGAGTCACTCCTCGTGATCCTGGATGAGGTGCAGGACTTGTTCGCTCGGGCCATGCGCTCTGGCTCGTACATGGACGGCGAGATCGGGTTCCTTACGAAAGCTTACGATGGCTACATCCCCTCGATAGCCAGGAAGCAGAAGGGTCACGAGTACCGTAAGGAGACACCGTTCTCCCTGTCGATTCTGTGTATGGGGATTCTGGATCAGGCCGCGGGGAACCTGAAGGTAGAGAAGATCGCTTCTGGGTTCGTCCCGAGGTGTCTGCCTGTTCTGCCCGAACCCACGGAGTTCGATCCTGCGAGGACTATGGACGACTTCTCCATCCTGTCGGACGCAGATGACGAGACGCTCCAGCGACAGGACAATATGTTCAACTTGAACCTCCGGCTTCTGACGCTCGCTAAGCACCACTGGCGTCAGGAGCGCGAGGCTTTGGAGCCCTTCACGGTTGAGGGTGAGGATGCACGTGCTCTCATCGCCTTCGAGGAGAAGGCCCTGGATCGTATCCGTGACGCGGGAAACATGTGCGCGGTTCTCGCGGACCAGCACCCGTTGTACAGCGAGTACCTAGTCCCTTGCGTTGAGCGTTTGGGTCTGTCGATCCTTCGTATGGCAGCTCTGATCGCCGCGGCTGAACAACAGCACACGGTCAAGATGCGCCATGCGGTGAAGGCCGTTCAGTTGGCAGAGGTTCACCTGAAGTCTTTCGAGGCGTTCGTCGCCTGCGCTGCGGACTCCGACATCAGCAAGGATGTCGCACAGGTCGAAGCCTTCCTGGCGGCCCAGCCCAACAAAACTGCGACACGTGACGCTGTGCTGGGTCATCTTCTCCGCCGGATCGACAATACTCGACGGGCTGATGAGATCGTCGATGCCGGAGCTCGTATGGGGCGTCTCGCCGTACCAGTTGTGAGAAACGAAGCAGGGAAGAAGGTCAGGATGGTCTCACTCAAGCAACGAGACTGATTTGTGAGAACCCCAGGTTGCGGCCTGGGGTTCTCTCCGGGTACTATACATATGTACCAACCAGTTAGGAGAGAACCATGCAGATATTGGTACCTGACGTCAACGGCCTGACGGGTGAGCAGTTCATCGCGCTCCAGCAGGCCAAGAAGGAGGCAGGCATCGAAGGCCCGATCGAGGTCACTGACCGAGCCACGCCCGGCAACAGGTTCACTGTGGGCGCCTTCGGAGCGCCAGGGACCTGGAGCCTGGACCGGCTCGACAGGGCGGCGAAGACTGAGGGCCGCTCGCAAAACTCCTACGGGTTCGAGGACATCTTTGATGGGACCGAGCTCCATCTGGATATCGAGACCTACTCGACTGTCGATCTGAAGAAGAACACTGTCTATCGATACGTCGAGGATGAACACTGGATGATCCTCATCTGTTCATGGTGCATCGGCCAGGGCGAGATTCATACCGCGTATGGGCACGAGGAGATCAAGGCGATCCCTGGATTGTTCGATCCTACGGTGAAGAAGATCGCCCACAACAGCGACTTCGAGCGGATCAACTTCAGCGCGCTGAAGGGTCTGCCCGTCGGTACGTACATCGACCCTGCGGAGTACATCGACACAGCTGTGCTCGCCTCGCTGTGGGGTTACCCGCGCTCCCTGAAGGGGTTCTGCAAGGTCGTCGGAGGCGAGGCCAAGGACGAGGCCGGCGGACGACTCATCAACATGTTCTCCGTGCCCAGCCGTAAGGGTGGTAGGACGTTGCCCGAGGAACGCCCTGCGGACTGGGATGCCTATGTCGAATACAACCGACAGGACGTCGTCTCCATGCGGGACAACATCTACAGGCTCGGCAAGGGCTTCCCGTCAGCCGAGGAGTACGAGGCTTGGATCACCGCCACACGAATCAACGACCGGGGCATCAAGATCGACACGGCGTTGGCCGGGGCCGCTCATCGTCAGTATGAGGCCAACAAGAAGGAGGACCTGGCTCGGGTTAAGGAAATCACAGGATTGGATAACCCGAACAGTGTGCAGCAGTTCAAGGGTTGGCTCGCTGATCAGGGCTTCGAGATGGAGTCCATCGACAAGGCGCATGTCGCCGAGCTCTTGGAGCGTGATGATATTCCGGACGAGGTCCGTGAGGCCGTAGAGCGTAAGCAGTTGGCTGCCCTGTCGGCAGCGACCAAGTACATCGTCGCTAAGGGATCGACGAACTCGGATGGTCGGTTGCGCGGGACGATCAAGTACAGCAATGCAAACACCGGTAGGATGACCGGGGTCACACTGAGCCCGCACAATCTTCCCCGCGACCACTTCACGGACGCCGAGGGAGAGCACGATACCGAGGCAGAGCAGGCGGCGATCGACAAGTTGCTAGCCGGCGTGCATGTGGGCTCGGAGGACCTCAAGAAGCTCGTGCGCCCGCTGCTCGTGGGGCCCTTCACCGTATCGGACTACAGTGCCATCGAGGCCCGCCTCACTGCGTGGGCAGCCGGGGAGGACAGCGTGCTGGAGTCCTTCCGTGAAGGGGAGGACATCTACGTCGCTACCGCAGAGCGTATGGGTGGGGAAAAAGTCGGGTTCGATCGACAGCGCGGGAAGACAGCAACATTGGGCTGTGGTTTCGGTGGGGGTGCTGGGGCACTGCTCAATCTTGGGGGCGCCAAGATTTATCCGAAGGGCACACCAGATGATGTGATCTGGCAAGGACTCTCTTCGCTCGTCGAGACTTGGCGTGTTGCGCATCCGCACATCGTGTCCTGGTGGAAGCAGGTGCACACCGCCTTCGACAAGGGCGGACCAGCCTCATGGCGGATCCCCGTGGATGTCGAGATCGTGGGCAACGACCGCTACGTCTGGCTACCCTCGGGTCGTGCGCTCGTCTACCACAACTGCCGCCGTGAGTACGTGCAGCCCAAGGACCGAAACGGCAAGCCTCTGCCCTACCGTCGCCGTGCGTGGGTCTGCGACGCTGTCGTAGGCAACGGTACGCAGCGACGTATTGTGGGTGGCCCCACGCAGGTGGAGAACATCATCCAGGCCATCGGCAGGGACCTGCTCACTCACGCTCTCGTCAACGTCGAGCGAGCCGGGTTCCGCACAGTCACGCACGTTCATGACGAGATCGTTGCAGAGACTACTGGTGGTTTGACTGTAGAGAGACTATCCTCGCTCATGTGCGACCTACCGGACTGGGCAGAGGGACTGCCGGTCGAAGCGGCCGGTTACACGACACAGAGATACCGGAAGGACTGACCATGAACTACCCCGCACTTCCTGACGACACACTGGTCGAACGCTTCGTTCGTCCGCGCCCGCGAACCTGCTGGGCCATCAAGATCGAGGAGCGCTCCATTGAAGCGGCTCGCACTGTCGCTCGCCGCTATGGTGTCAGCCTCCGCGACCCCGAGTTCTTCTACGGGCAGTGGATGGTGATATGGCCTGATAAGAACGTCGAGTTCTACTCCGACAAGGACCTGGATGCCACCTTCGAGACGGAGCACCTCTGATGCATCTCCCATTCGTAGTGGATCGCTTCATCGCCGTCCTGGAGGACAACTACAACAACGCCACCACTGATGCCGGGCGCGACCAGGTCGTCGCAGACGCCCGCCGACTGTGGGCCATCTGGCAGCCTGTACCACCCGCATCGGCCGCGATCTCGCAGTGGATCAGCGAACACAAGAAGGAGAACCGATGAAGTTCAAGACACAGCCACAAGCCCTTGGCTCGCTCAAGATCGGCGAGAAGGTACTCATGCCCGTCGAACTGGCTGCCACCCTCATCGCCATCGAACCACCCAACGACAAGGGGCTGTGCAAGGTGACCTGGGAGTTCCCCGCGGTCAACGTTCAATTCCACACGTACAGCACCCGGTACACGTCAGTGAACAAGGTTACCGGAAAGGAGGAAACCGATGAGTGAGTGCATCCTGGCTGTCGATGCCGGAGTCTCGACAGGTTGGGTTCTGGGTCAGCAGCCCAGTGACCCGTACGACGAGGGCTCCGAGATTCTCGACTTCGGCCAATTCCGCAGTGAGCGCTGGGAGGAGACGGTCACTGAGCTCCTCACCAAGCTCACCAGTGAGCCGACCACCCTCGTCATCGAGCAGTTCGACCTGCGACCCAACAACAGGTTCCGCGCCGACCTCACCACCGTCAAAGTCAACAGCGCCCTGTCGTACTGCGCGACAGCGTGGAACTCTAGTGTTCGCCTCATCTGGCAGACTCCCGGTCAGGCCAAGGGCGTCATAACCGACAAGGCGCTCAAGGCACTAGGCTTCTGGCCAACCGGCAAGAACGTCGGCTGCCCGGACGCTGACGACGTGCGGGATGCTGCACGCCACTTCTACTACTACTCGATTAAGACCTGTCACGACGCCAGTCTGGCAGCGCGGATGGGAGGCCGTCATGCCGACGCTGATTGATAAGTTCCGAGAGATTTGCGATAGTAAATTCGGGCCGAGCGCAGGTCGGGAGCACGAGGACATCGACAGCAAGCCATTCATGTACCGGTATGACTTCTGCGCACATGACACGCCCTGCGTGGTTGCGCTGCACTACAACAACTTCAACCTCGTTGGTTGTGTTCAACACAACGGTTACACGTTCGCCCGCGAGACGCGCTGCACCGCCGAGCGCGACATCTACGTGATGATCGCCCAGGTTTACGAGATCCAGTGCGCCGTTGTCGAGCCCCATGTCTACCCGATCGATGATTGCATGGGGCCGGACTACGACTGCATCGGAACCTGGGACGCCCGGCGCGACGGCTTGCAGATCGACGACTACTTTCGCGTCAATGAGCACATGCAGGTATGCCAGGGCCGTGGCTATGCGCGGATGCCACTGGAGCAAACGTCTTCAGAGCCTGTCGAGAACGAGAAGAAGCCGGACGTCGTGAACGCTCCGAAGCACTATGCATGGCTGGGCAACGCTCTGGCCGAGCAGGTCGAGAACGTCGGCGATGTCGAGGTCTTCCATGTGCTCGTGGCCGCCTTCAACAAGGATCCGCTTCTGTGGCAGGTCGGCAAGTACCTGCTCCGGGCCGGCCGCAAGGACGACAGGAAGCAGGACCTTGAGAAGGCGAGGTGGTACCTGGACAAGGCCATCGAGCGCTGATACACTGGGCTCGTCCAACGTTCGAAGCGTGTTGACATCTTCCTAGTTTGCATGAGAAGACCCCCGGTTGCCGCCGGGGGTCTTCTCGTCACTCCTCGTCGAGTTCGGCCTCAAGTTCAGTGACGCGCTTGTGGAGCCGGGTCAACTCATCGGTGTACTGCTTGAGCAGGGAGTCCTTGGCCTTGATGATCTCGGCCCATGTCTCGGTGTCCTGCTTGGATCTCTGGAGCTCGGACTCCCGGATGCCTCGCTTCCTGTCGGCCAAGACCTTCATGATTTGGGGAATGGACGCAGCAAGAGCTGTGGCGAGCGCAATAATAGATGTAATTGTGGCGCTCACCTCAGGACCTCCGCTCGATCGCATCCTTCGCGTCCTGGACTGAACGAGCACATTTCACAGCAGAGTGGAGGACGTTCCACCGTGCGACCAGGAAGAACCACAGAGCCCACAGAAGGAGCGCATGAGGTCGGGACCCAGGGCCGTTCAGGGCTATGATACCGCTGGCCGCCATGAAGCCCAGAAGCGGTGTCAGAGCCACGTACTCGAACTGCGACAGGCGCCGGAGGACGAAGATCATAGCGAACAGAGCCGTGACAAAAATCCCCAGGAAGAGCAGCATATGGTAGTGCAGTGCGAGCTCGGGGATGTCTATGAAGTGCCGTGGTCCATGCAGCCGCGAGATGGCGTAGGCCGACAGTGAGCCGTACGACAGGGCGCGGGAGAACCTGTCGAGGTGCCGCTGCCACGGTGGTGCGGAGACGTAGGCGCTCATTTGACCCACCCGTAGATGACATAGTTCGTTGTGATGAGGTGTCCGACAATACCGCGGGGGACGATGATCCTGATCCGCTTGATCGTACCGTCCTTCTCGGAGAACTGATGCCAGTTGTTGTTGTCGGCAGAGAAGGCCCCTGGCCACTCCTCCGCATTGCCGTTGGTGATCAGTGTCACCGCAACGCCGGTGTAGGTGTTCTTCAGCGGCAGGTAGGCGAAGGCGGAGTCCGTGGTCTGGTCGTTGCCGTAGTAGGACCACTCAGTGATCCTCAGGACAGAGACACCCATCTCCTGTCGGAACTTCGACTCCTCGCCCTGCTTGCCCCACAGGATTCTGCCATAGCAAGGCGTAGCAGGGGTGAAGGTCTCGTTGCCGTTCACCATCCAGGAGGCGATTGAATCACCGTTCATCTTCCAGCCGGCGCCGTCCCATGTGATGAATTTACCGTTGTTCTTCAGGTAGAAGAGGAACGGATTGTCGGTGGTCGGCTTGAGGCCCGTGCGCTCCAGCTCCATGCGCTTGGTCGTGGCCCCCTGGATGTTGGTCACGCAGTAGACCCCGTTGTACCGGAGGTTCTGGATGGCGTTCGACACGGAGTTCATGCCCAGGTTGAGGAAGTTCTCCCAGGTGTTGACCGTGTCGTCCGCAGAGTACTTGTAGACCCCGTTGTTGTCTATGGCTCCCATGTAAGACCCTCCACAAACTCTTTGCTTAGATAGCCCGAGTCTATCGCTTCTTTGCGGGTAATCTCCGCGCGAGTGACGTTACCCCCTGGAATCCGACGGGCCGCTTTGACCTGCCATGAGAACCAGGTGCCCGCCTCACCCTCGACCTCGAACTCACCGCCCTCGACAGGGCTGAGGACCTTCACACCATTCGAGGCGAACACGGAGACCGGGACGTCCGGCCGGTGAAGAGGCTCGAAGTAGTCGGGCAGGGACACGGTCATATGTCCGGACTCCGGAAGGGTCTCGTTGCCCCAGTACTCGATACCATCATGAGGAGACTCGGTGCACCCGTGAACGAGGATCTTCTCCTTGTCGAGCGGGTGAGCCTCCACGAAGGTCTTCGGCTGGTTGGCGTGGAAGCCTCCGCTCACGGTCAGCCCATCGAGGAAGTTCCCCTTACCGCGGAAGTGGACGGCTTTACCGGCTTGGAAGTTGAGAACCCCTTTCGTGATGAAGTAAGAATTCGTGGGGGACATGGAGATGTGCCAACCACGAATACGGTTCGAGTCGTAACTGCCCTCGACGAGGAACGTGTGCTTCGATAGGTTGAGCTGTGCGAGGTCCTTTTCGTTCGCGTTGAAGTCCAAGGCGTTGATGCGCAAGCCATCATTCATGGCCGAAATACGAGAGCACTGCCCCGGGTACCCACCGTAAGGAGTGAGTTCAATACGACCCGGCGTAAGTTGCGTACCGACACGGAGGGTATCACCGAAGGTGTGGTAGAGATTCACCAATGGGGTCCTGGACCAGATGCCGATAGCCATCTGCGGTTTGTCGGTCTCGGGGTCGTATGCGAGCAGACCGGAAATGCGACCGTTGATAGATTGCTTGCTGTCGATGATCGGCAGGTTGGACCCCGTACCAAAGCGAATATTCTGTCTTGTCTTCTCGGGGTCGAGCAGGAAGTCACCGCCGATGAACCGCCCGCCGATGAAGGTCTGGCCTTTCAGGGTGTCGGCGTCGATCAGCGAGGCGTTCAGTGTACCCGTGACGATCTTGTTCGCATCCAAGGACGCAACTACGGCGCTGTCCGCAGTGATGGTACCTGCCGCGAGCTTAGCCGCAGTGATCGAGCCCGCTGCAATACGCTGACCGTTCAGCAGACCCGTCGTGATGGTGCCTGCATCGAGGTTCCTGATCACTCCGGACTCAGCAGTGATGGTACCGGCCTGGAGCTTGTCCGCAGATATCGAGCCCGCAGCGATGTGAGCACCACGGATCGTGTTCGCTTCGATGAGCTCGCCGGTGATCTTGTTGGCGACAATGGACTTCGCCTGAATGATACCAGCCCAGATCGTGTCGGCAACGGCCTTCTGAATCTGGGCAGTGCCCGCCGTGAGCTTACCAACATCAAGAGTGGAGATCATACCATCGGTCAGGCGCTGCTGGATCCACTCCAGCCCACTCCAACGGTACTCGACAAGGATGGAGCCTGTCTTGGGCTCACGACCACGAGCTGTGTCACCCGGGTTGTACCCACGAAGCGGGGGGAAGCCGGCGCCGTCGTAGTAGAAGACACGCCCGCCGTCCTGTCGGACCATCTCCAGGATGTCGTTACGGAGCTTGTCCGCACGCTTGGCGATATTGAACGCTTCAGGATCCTGTTTCGGATCGACCTCGACCCACTCCGAGCCGTTGTGCCCATGCACAACCTGAGAGCTATGAGCAGACGGGTTCCAGCCCGGGAACAGGTCGGGGCCCGGTGTCGTCCGGTTTCCCGGCCAGGTGATGTACTCGTAAGAGCCCATGTCACTTCGCCCGAATGATGTAGTTCAGAACCGTGTACGGAGGCATGTTGTTGTGCGGGTTGTTTGCACCGACAGGCTGAGCCTTCAACTCACCCATAGATCCACCGGCGGTACCCGAGGCGATATTCCATTGGGTACCTCCGGATACGTTCGAACCCCAGATACCCATGTCACCCCAGTTGGCAACTGAGGGGTTACCGAGCTTGTGCTCGTGGGATGGCATTTCCGCGACAGTCAGAGTGTGAGTGATCTCGCCACCCTTGTTGTTCAGATTCCGGAACACTGAATTGGTTTCATCACGACCAACAAGGACCATACCCTGAAGGTTGGGCAGCACGAAGTTGCCTCCTTCCTCGGGACCGTAGAGGTTACGGCATACCGAGTAGAGCTGGGGGTACTGAGACTTATTGACCTTGCGCCCGTCACACAGGAAATAATTCTCCGGAACCTGCACCCCGACCCAGGCGAATACCGCACCGACAGGGACGGTGGGTCCGTTGGTGAATGGCCGAAGGAAGTACTTCTCCAGCTCGAACAGGAACTCATTACCCTTGATGTAGGTCTTCAGTGTGTTGATGGCGTCCTGGACGGCCTTCACCTCAGCGGACTTAGCAAACGTAGTTTGCGCGGAGTTCCAGTGGTCTGCGTCGTTCTTCAGAGCCTGTGTAGCGTCGGCCTGGGCTTTGACCACTGCGGTCTTGTTCTCGGCTGCGGACGCAACCGCCGCCTCAGCATTCTTAGACGCTGCGACAACACCGTCCTCGACCTTGTTCAGCTTGACGGCGGTGATGGGCGTGGCCTGAGCACCCTCGCCGTCAACCCAGTTCGCGTTCCGTTCGTAAGGCATTAGTCTTCCTTCCCTGCCTTCCTCATGCGGAACAGTTTACCGTCGGGAGACATCCATACAGAAGTATTAACGACACCCTTCGAGGGCGGGTAGGGGGATGTGAGCACCTGACCCTCGATACGACGGAACGTATCGGCAACGCCCTGGCTGGCCTGGGCGAGCCTGGCCTGGAGGTTGTCGTTGTTCGTCATCTCGACGCCCATGAGCCAGACGTTGTTCGCCAGTGACGACAAGCCGTCGATCCAAGGGACAACCACGTTCTCCCGGTTGTTGGGATCGTAGGCCGCGATGATGGTCGTCTTGAAAATGTGCGACTGCCCGTCCGGAGGAACCACGAAGATGTTCGGACTCGGGTTGACATTCCGCACCCACGCGTTATCGAAGTAGAAGTCGAAGCCCACCTGGAACTGAGCAGTCTGAGTGGACTCGTTCCTCAACGAGAACGCGAATGTGTACGTGTCATTCTTCGTGGCTCGCTTCACCTTCGGCGGAAGGATCAGCAGACGTCGAGCTCCGCCCGACGTGTCACCACCGACCCAGTGGTAGCGCCCGGGGTAGTCCGTCTCGATCCGCCAGTTCGACGGCGTCGCGGCCGTGGTCCAGGCGACGGGGAACGTGGCCTCGAGAATGTCCGAGGTGCCCGAGCGGAGGCGCTCCAGTGCGGCACGATCCTCATCCGACATGGAGGTCTTGGGGGTGACGTCCACGAAGTCCTGACGGGACTGGTCGTAGGAGTACATCCGGTAACCGTCGTCCGTGTCGAACCACAGGTCGCCCTGCTTGCGTCCAGCGAGCGGCGGCTTGTCCGGCCGGTAGAAGATGGTGTTCTTACCGTCCGCACTCTTCTGCGCCTGCTCCGCAGCAAGCTTGGCGGCCGTCGCCATGTCCTCCAGACCCTGCGCCTTCTTCAGCGCCTGGTTCGCCTCGGTCTGCGCCTGGGCCGCCTTCTTAGCGGCCTCGACGATGTCCGGATCCTTGATCGGCACCCACTTGTCCGTGGCCTTGTCGTAGCGATAGGGCTCGTTCTTCCCATCCGCTGTGTTGATCCACAGGTTGCCCTCGACACGGTCAGCCCCGGCCGGCTCAGCCGGAGAGACGATCACACGACCGTCACTGCCGGCCTTCTCCTTGATGTCCTTGATCTGCTTCTCAAGGTCGGCCTTGGTCTTGTCGTACTTCTTGTCGGCCTCATCAGCGCGCTTCTGAAGCTGGACGACACCATTGTGAGCCTCTTCCAGGTTGTCCGACAGGGATTTGGAGAGGTTCTTCAGATCAACAGCGCCCTCGCCTAACGTGCCCGTACCGTAGGTCTGCCTGACCCACTTCCCGGCCATGTCGAGCTTGAAGTTCTCAGCCTTGTCGCCGACGCGCTTCATGGAGGCCTGCTCCCAGCGCCATATCTCGGTGACATTATTCTTGTCCCCGACGTAGACGTACCAAACCGCGTTGGGGTGCAGCGGGTAGTCCGGCTTCTCCTTCTGCACACCCGGGGTGCGGTTCACCGGCGGGCGAGTGGACCAGGTCACCGCATCCTGCGCAAGACGCGACACGCGCTCGATGGACTCGTTGTCCGCGAGCTTGTCACGCATCTGCGCGATCTCACCAGCCATAGGCGCCCAGCGGTTCGCCGCATGGTTCGCGGAGACGATAGCATCGCTGGTTCGCTGCTCCAGCTTGTTGATCTTCCGCTCGATGGCGCAGGTCCAGGACTGCGTCTGCTTCGAGACGTTCGGTGCGGGGTACAGGTGACCCTCGTAGTCCCGGCTCATAGAATCCCCTTGTCGCTGATCTGCTGAAGCGTTTGACCACCACCGGAAAGCATCCGAACCTTCGGATAGACGCGCTGGACATCTCCCAGTGTCGTGTCTCTGGCGGAGGTCAACTGAGCATTATTATCCGACAGGGAGGCGTTCGATACGCGCCACCAGTGTCCATCCTGCTTGTATCGGACCCCCGCAAGGCGGCCGAAGACCTGACGCTCACCGTTGACTTCGGTATCCCGGAGCGGATTGGCGCCCTGCCACGTGGAGTTCAGGGCGTGCCCGCTGTACTGGTCCGCGGCCCATTGAGCAGCGTGGTAGGCCTGAGTACGAGTGGTGATGCACTGATTGTCGATCGTCTGCTCCTCATCCGTGCCAGGCGTGCCAGTGTGGAATGGAACAGTCTCGATATCGACGTAGGTGCCGTTCTCCCCGAGCAGGAACAGACCGTTGTAGTCGGTCTTCCCATCGGACTCGCAGATGCGGTAGGGACTGAGCTCGTCGAACAACATGCCGGTGACGATGACATCGACAGAACGCTTGTCCTTGTTTAGGCGCACCTCAAGGCCCCCACCCATGTCGTACCACTGGGCTGGGGTGATCGCCTTGTTGTCCTTGCCGACAACCATGTAAATGCCGTTCGGGGTGTTCTGGTTGTCCACCAGCGGTGCCTTGTTGACAACTGGGATCGCCATGACCTGGCGAGGCTGGCGCACGGAGGACACCTCGCAGGGGAGTTGGAGCGTGGTCACTGTCTGCTCCCCCGCGTTCACCGTGATGACGGGTGTGTCGGTCTGCCCGAATGTCGTCTTGGCATCTGGGTAGAGCAAGGGCGCAGGGGGCCAGATCACATCGTGCCTGAAGGCACGGCGGTGGTAGACATTCACATCAATGTTCTTCACCTTCTGCGAAGAACTCATTGTGTGGTTGTAGCCGGAGACCACGTCGTTCACGTACATGATCCGGTTGCGAAGCGGCTGGAACCGGAGCCTTCCGACCTCCCACGACATGTCGATCTCGTTGGCGCTGAGCCACTGCTTCATGGCCTGCCAGACGACAACTCGCTGAGTGGGGACGTCGTACTTCTCCTTCAGCAGCGACTTGTCGATCTCCAGGATGTACTGCGAGCGCTTGATCCCCACAGCGTTGAAGAACATCTCGATAACAGCCTCGATTGGCTGCTGAGTCATGCTGGGGATAGTGCCCGCCTGAACGAGTGCCGACAGGGGCGAGCCACCGGTGAGAGTCCATCCTGACTCGGAGCCCTCGATATCGGTGATGCGGAACTCGGTCGAGCCGTACTCGTTCGAGATCACAGTCATGCTCTGCCCAAGCATTGTCATCAAATTCGGCTGGTACCCGATGCCCTGCACCTGCAACTGAGGAACTCCGGTGTCCGAGGCCCCCCTGTCGAGCGACGTGGCATCCTCAGCGACGGACCAGGAGGAGACCGTGGAGTTGTCTACCCCGGTGAACCTCACAGCCACGGCCAGACCTCCTTCACCGAGAACTCAACCTTGTGGGACCTCTTGTTGGACTCGATCTGAATCGAACCGGGATCGACCATCATCGACGTGAACCCCATCGGCGGAGCGTAGGATGTGATGTCCGGACCTGCACTAAGACGATTCATCATCGTGGAGTTCCTCACATGCAGGTCGCACACGAGAATCTGGGTGTCCGGAGTCCAGGCGTCCTGCTCGATGTGCAGCCATGGTCCAGCCTTCACCGCGTCGGCGACCACCGTCCACCCGCCGGTCCACTGAGCCCAGCCGTCGCCGAGCTCCTCCCGTTTCTGAAGACCGACATCTGTGAATCCTGAAGATCCGTTCTCCTTGATGTACCGAACGCCTCCACGGAAGGGCCTTGAACCTTTGAGGACCTTGGCCTTCACCTCGATATCGATCTTGTCCCCGCCCTTCAGGTCCGAGTAGTACCTCTCGGGGATGTAGTGGTCACGAACGTTCAGCAACCGGGCATTGCCGACAGGGGCTCGTTCGCTCGTGTCCTCGCCGATCAGTACACCGCCCGGGTTCATCTCCGGGTTAGTGAACAGCGACCAGGGGGCGTGCGGGTCATTGTCCGTGTAACCGGTGCCAGCATCGAGCACACCGCGCACCCAGTGCAGGAGCCCCGCACCATTGGCCTCTGCGGGTTTAATGCTGATGGTCGTGCGGATCACATCGTCCGACATGTTGGGGGTACTCTTCGTCACGTAAGGCGCAAGGGGAGAACCATCCTTGAAGACGAACTTGTCCGTGTCGTCCCCCACGGTCTGCACATAGAAGGTGTAGCCCGGAGGGATCAGCACAGTCTCCTCGTAGGTAGCCGGAGCCGTCGTGGCCTTACCCGTCATCCGCAGCGCGTACTCCGGACCCGTGCCAGAGCGAGTGTCCATCTGCGCGAGCACTGTGCCGTCCTTCGCGAAGGCGATGGGCGACAGGGTGTCCACCAGGAGGAACGGCTTCCCGAGGAAAGGCGACAGGACGTTGAGGTCCGGCCTGTTCAAGCAGTCCACATACCGGATGGGGTTCGAACCCGCTGTCGAGATCAGGTCCATGAGTGCCGCATAGTCCACTGGGGCCATCACGTTCCAGGCGAGCTTGTACGCCTTCGAAGCGTATCGAGACGGGGTCATCCCGTTCGCTCCGTTGACGAGCTGAGTGACCTGCCCCCACGGTGTCGCTTGAATAGCGGCGTCCTTGGCCGGGGCCGGAAGAACAAGATTCTTGTCTCCGACCCCGAGCACGCATCGGTTATCTAGGACTGCCATCAGTACGACCCCCTCTGTCCGTTAACCGCATTGTATCGGTTAACCGAGCTGGAAATCACTCGACCGTCGAGTGTGATCATGCTCGACATGGACCGGGCGAGTGCTGCAATGGTCCGAGAGGAGAGGTCCACCCCGCCGCGCGGAATCCCACCACCAGAGTACGACACGGATGGGGCGTAGCGCCTGGCGTTGATCGCGTCGAACATCCCGGAACCGTAGGTCTCCACGGCACTGCGGTTGATGACGTACTCTCCGCTGCGAACCGCGAACAGAGAGCCTGTCGGGTTCATCGCGAGTAGGTTGTCTGTGTGGTAGTTCCCGCCCGGGTTACCGGGGATCATCCCACCCGCGGGTCCACCGCCGGCGAACCCGGCGATCGGGGCGCCCAGGGCGATTCCGACACGGGTTCGGATCGGACCACCATTGGCGTAGGCCGGAATCTGACCGCCGTTGTGGAACCAGGACTTGACCGTGTTCCAGGCCGAGCCGACCTGCTGCGCGACGAACTGGACCGTACGCGTGGTGGCCAGCTGGGTGAAGGACTGCATGACACCCCAGTAGGAGCCCTCATCCTTCTTCGCTTCGAAGTTGGCCTTCCTGTTCTCAGCAGCCTTATCCAGAGCCTCAGTGACGGAGCGTTTCTTGCTCTCGTTCGTCTCGGGCTCGTACTCCGCGTCACGATCCTCAGCGGTCTCGTCGAGCTCCTTGTCGGTGTTGTTCTTGTCACCCTCGTTGACGTCCGGCTTGTACTCGGCCTCCCGAGGCTCACCGGTCTCGTCCAGCTCCTCCTTGGTCTGCTGGTTGTCACCCTCGTTGACATCCGGGTTGAAGATGGCCGGACGGTCGTCGGCGTTCTCATCGAGCTTCGCCTTGGCCGCCTCGTAGGTGGCGTCATCGACGTCGGAGTTGTAGTTGGCGTCGCGAGGCTCAGCCATCGCGTCCAGTTCCTCCTGGGTGAGACCGAACGCCTCGGCGTTCAGTTCAGGGAGGTACTGCTTGTTTTCGTCCTTACCGAGCTCCTCCAGGTAGTTCTTGGTTTCGTCATACTCCTCCTGAGAGGCCTTCGGAACATACTTGACATAGATGTCATAGGCGAGTTCATTCATCCTCGTGTTGAGTCGAGCAGCACCCTGCTCGTCAACCTTGGGGACGAACATCGTGGGCCGACCCTCAGCGTTGGCGTTCTCGCCGTTCTTGATCTGGTCGAGCTGGTTGAGGACCATTCCACGAGCGTCACGGTCAACGTCGGGGTGGTACTCTGCCTCACGTGGCTCGGCCATGTCATCGAGGGCCCCGCCAGTGGCAGCCGCAGAGGGCTCATCGAGCTCAGTCGGAATCTCCGCCGGGCCGTAGTCGCCGTTAGCAACATCCTCGATGGCCTGCTGGGTCGCAGCCGCGGTGCCGTTGTCGGTGACGTTCTCCTCGACAGATCGGGGGACACTCTGAATCGTGGACGCCAGGCTATCGAAGCCGCCCGCCAGCTCGGTGACCTCGCCTCGGTTGAAGCCCATCTGAACCGCCTGGTTGATGAACTCCTCCTTGAGCTGGCGCGCGTAGGCCGCGACCTGCTCGTTCGAGGCTCCCGTGGCAGCGTAGGCCTCGATCATCTCCATCATGGTGGACTGCAACTGCTTCAGTGCGGCCCTGTTCTCGATGGCGGCCTGCGTGTAGCCCTTGAGGGCGAACATGCCCTTCTGGGCCTCAGCGATCTCCTTCTCCTTGTCGGCGATCTGGGAGCGAGTGTCGTTGATGTTCTTGTTCGCTTTGTCGATGTCAGTCTGAGTGGACTGAATGCGCTCCTTGTCACCGTACTTCTTCGCAATCTCGTTGAAGTACTTGGCGTCGCGAAGCTCCTGTTGCTGCTCCGACAGGGTCGTGTTGAGGTCCTCAATCGACTTCTTGGCGTCCGCAATGGTCTTGCGGGCGTCCTCGATCTTCTTCCTCATCGTGTTGAGCTGCGAATGATAGTTGTCCTTCGCAGAGCGGGACTTCCACCACTTCTCCATGCTCTCCTTCATCGCGGTGGAAAGGCGCGACAGGAAGTCCTTGAAGAGCTCGGCGGGCGACTTCTCCTTCTGCTTTGTCTTGGAGGAACCACCAGACGGCGAAGAGGACCGAGGCGTGTGAGACCTGGGCGTGGAGGACCTACGAGGCGTATGCGAGCGAGGCGTGCGCTGCCGGGGCGTGTGGCCGCCACCGCCACCGCCACCGCCACCGCCTCCACGGGACTTGCGTGGTGTTGGCTGATAACGACCCATGGCGGACTGGAAGGCTGCAGCAGCGCTTCCAGCTCCTCGCCCACGGCCTTTACCCTTCTTGGTGAGCTGGCCACCGATCTGCCCGACAGCTGCACCGGTCTTAGCGCCCGCGAGCATCGCTTTGGCAAGCGACAAGCGCTGGATGATCTGCCCGACAACGGAGTCGGTCTCGACCTTCATGTTCTTCAGGTCGATCTTGAGTCCGTTGTAGTTGACCCCGGGACCGTTGATGTTCTTGGAGATGATCTGCCAAAGAACACCCATGTCCTGGTCGGAAGCGCTCAGCATCTTCTGGAGGTCGGAGAACGTCGTCGAACCGTCGATGTTCGCGCCGGGGATCGTCTGATTGAAGACGTTGTAGATGTCCGACATCCCCTGCTCGCTGATGCCGAGCTGCTCCTGAACGCTCGACAGGGTGGCCGAGGGATCGATCTCGATACCGGGAACCGTCTGCCCTGTCGTATCGGCAACGGCCCCAACACCCTGCTGGGCGATCTGCTGAGCCTGGTCAACACCCTGCTGCGTCGGGGTGTTGTCAACCTGCGGGCCTGGCATCGTCTGACCGAGCATAGCCCCGACGTTGTTCATGGCCTGCTGGACCTGAGAGGTATCAATGCCCTTCTGGCCAAGCTGGTCGATAGCGGCCTGCACGTACTCCTGAACATACTTCTGGGCCTCCGCACCGGTCAGACCCAAGTTCTGGGCGACCTGCATAGCGTTCTCGGCCACGGCCTTCAGGTAGGTCTGAAGGTTCTGGAGGTTCTGCCTACCACCCTCAGTCGTAGTGTTGATCACATTGCCGTTGTCCTGGAGACCCTGGTTGAACTTGTCCAGAGCGTCGAACATGGCGGCCTCGGCGTTCTCGAACCCGAAGGCCCTGTCGATCGCCGAGTCCACAGCGGACTTCCACTTGTCCCAGGCCTCCGCAGCTTTGTCGGCAGCGCTGGCGTTACTGTCCGCAGTGCCGTTCATCCCCTCAAGGGCGCCATTGGCCTCATCAGCCGACAGGCCCAGACCCTTGAGAATCTGCTGCTGGGCGTCATGCGAGCCAATAGCTTGCTGAACCGCAGCACCAACATTGCCGTTGGCATCCTGAAGGCCTTTCAGGGCATTGATCTGATTGTTGATCGCATCGGTCTCGTTGTTAATGGTGTCAATGTGCTTGCCCTTGACCGCCTGCGAGTTCGGGTCCATAAGGGTAGGTGCATTGGAGCCCGACAACTCGGACTTCTTCTTGTTGAGCTGATCGATGAAGCCCTGAACATAAGCGTTCGCTGACTCCTGACCCTCCGTCGCAGCTTTCCTGGCATACTCACCCCAGTCGAAGCCAACATTCTTCAGAGCGTTCAGCTGCTCCCCGGTAAGTTTCTTGAAGCCTTCAGACCCGGCGATCGCGTTGCGGATGAGCTCCGCGGTGTTCTTACCGATCTGGAGCGTGGTGTAGCCCATTTGCTGGGCGACCTCACGCGTGGCCCGGACGATCTCACCCTGGGCATTCACGAAGTAGTAGGACTTCTCCGCGGCGCTCTTGTAGGAGGACCCTGCGCCATCCGCGGAGATCATCAGGTCGCCGAGGCTGCGCTGCGAGCCATTGGCAATGTCCTGCGTGTCGGTGAGAATAGCCTTCTGAACCTCAGCCGCACCCCCTAGAGCTGAGAGAGTCTCCGCACCGGCCTTCTGGGCCTTCTCAGCGGCAATCTCCTCGGCGTTGGCGATCTGGTTATAGCCCTCAGCAATTGCAGGCAAAGCCGACAGGGCGAGGGATGCCCAGCCAGCAGGACCGAGGGATGCGAAGAAGCCCTTTATGGCAGTCCCTGCGGCCGCCATAGCCCCGGAGACAGCCGAAATACCCGCGCCCATGGTCCGGGTAGCCGCCGTGGATGCAGAGGCCGCAGAAGAGGCCATGCTACGCGCGGCGCCCAGGCCCTCTTGGGCAGCGGTCTCAGCCTTGATGGCTGTCGTAGCGGCGTTGTGAGCCGCGGCCTCAGAGGCTGTAGCACCAGCCGACATGGCCGATGTGCCCGCAGTGCTTCCGGTGAGGCGCTGCTGGGCGACCTCCGCCTGTGCGGCCTTCACACGGGCATACAGGGCGGGCTGCTCGGACAGAGCCGCGTTGGCCTGCTGGATGGCCTTGGCGATGTTGCTCCAGGACAACTGCCCGGAGAGACCCGCCTCGACCATGTTCTTCCGGACCTGCATCATCGAGGAGGCGACCGACAGGACACCCGCCTGGAGGAGCTTAGCCCCAGTCTGGAGGGCGATGAAGATCGTCACACCACCGGCGAAGGCCGCGATGACTCGCCCGACCGGGGTCTCTCCCAGGCTCGACAGGGCGTTGGCGAGCGCCTGGACACCGTCTAGGATCAGCTTCAACGGGGCCAGGAAGGGCTCGCCGAAGGAGGCCATCATGTTCTCCAACGCGTTCTTGGTCTGCGCGATGGTCTCGGACATGGTGGCATTGAGCTTCTCCATGGACTGCTCCAAGAAGCCGGTGTTCGATCCGGCCTCAGCGGAGTTGTCCATGGTCTCCTTGAGCAGATCGAAGTTCACTGCGAGGCGCTTCACGAGCTCGATGTCGCGAGTGGACTTCAGGCCGATGTCGGAGAGCATCTGAGTCATCTCCACGCCGTTCCCAGCCTTGGAGATGGACTCGATGAGCTGGTTGAAGAACTTCGAGGGGTCGTTCTTCCAGAGCTCCAAGGCCTCCTCATTGGAGATGTGCATCTGCTGGGCGAAGTCAGCCATACCCTCAGCACCCTGAGCGGCAGCCTTGTTGAAGTTACCGAAGATACGCTGAAGCGAGCCACGGGCCCACTCAGCCTTCACACCGACGGAGGTCAACGCCGTGGCGTAGGCGAGGGTGGCATCCTGCCCGATGCCTGCCGACACGGTGGTGGTCGAGATGCTGTTCGCCATCGTGAGGATCTCGTCCTCAGTGGCGACCGCCTTCGCACCGAGCTCGGCGACCTGGGAGGCCATCTGCTCGTAGGCCTTGTCTCCACCGTTCAGCGCCATACCAGCCTGGCTGAAGGTGTTGATCAGACGTCCGAAGTCCTCTGAAGCCTTCTCAGTCGTGGTGCCGGTCACCATGGAGAACTCTGCGACAGCGCGGGTGAAGTCCCCGAGCTTCTCCGCGGGGATGTTCATCTGCGCACCGAGCGTTCCGATCTGCGAAAGTTCGCTGAACGACTTGCTGATGTCGGTAGACATCTGCCTGTACTGGTCGCGGAGGGCCTGGAGCGCCCCACTGGTCTGGTCCAGCTGGGTCGTACGAGCGATGTCCGCGAAGGCGCGGTCCTGATCAGCTGCGGCCTTGACGACTGATGTAGCGAGCGCCGTCACACCAGCGGCCAGCACCGTCAGGTTGTTGCGGACCTCCTGCGAGGCGAACCGCATGTTCTCCAGCGAGTGGATGTGGGCGGTGTTCGCCTGCACGGCCTCATGGGCAGCGGCGACAGAGGCTCGAAGAGCTGCGGCCCGGTCCTGCTCAGCGGCGGCCTCCAGCTTCGCAGCGGCCCGACCGGTGTCCACGGCGGCCTGGTTGGTCTGGATCGCGGACTGGTTCGCGGCCTTGCGGTACTGCGCAGCGTAGGCCTTGTCAGTGACGTCCGCAAGCTTCTGCTCCGCGTCGATAACCCGCTGGAGAGCGGCGACACGCTCGGAAGCCCCGGCGGTCGTAGCGGCGGTGGCCTTCTGCTCGGTGACGGCCTGTTCAAGGGCGGCCTCACGCGCCTGCTTGCGGACCTCATTGAGCTGACGCTGGGCCTCGATCTCCGTCTTGGAGCGCCCGCCCAAATTGCTGTCGATGCCGGAGTTCCTCGACATGCCACTCATGTCGGTGCCGAGTTGCTTGGCGACGCGGGCCATGCGCTCGTAGAGGGCCACCTGCTCCTTGAGCGCAGAGACCTGCTTGCTGTCCGCGATGGTGGCGTTGTTGAGAGCCTGCGACATGCCCTCGATGGCGCTCGTGGTGGCCTTGATGGTCGAGGAGACGTCGGTCCGCCCAAGGGCCTGCGAGGCGGCAGTCAGGTCCTTGGTGAGCTTGGCAGCCTGCTGGTAGACCTGGATGTTGGTGGACATCGCCTTCGCGTCGGACGAAGACATGATGTTCTTGTCCATCCAAGAGCCACCGCGGCTCGCCTGTGTGAGCGACTTCATGGCGGCGCCCATCGCGCCGACCGCATTGACGGCCTGGGCGGCGGAGGACTGGATTTTAGAGGAGCCCTGGATGAAACCGGAGGCGTCGAGTTCAACCTCGTACGAGAGCTTCGACTGGTCGGCCACTGTCGTCCCCTTAATAGAAAACCCGGATTGATACTGCTAAGAATATCAATCCGGGTTTCATAGCCCCACGTCAGGTCGGGACAGAGGCCATAGCCTCCCATGGAGTCGGCAAAGGCTCGAACTCGCCGGTCTCGTCATAGGAGACACCGACAGGAACGGCGATCTTAGTCACACCGGGCTGCTTCCGCTCCTTGCGGCGCTCCCTATCCGCCTCGTCCTTCTCCAGAGTCTCGCATCCGTAGCAGATGGTGTCCTGGATGTCGAACTGGACCCTGTTGTCGGTGGTCCGTCCATACCAGACCGGGGTCCCGCACTTGGGGCAGCAGGAGTCGGTGTAGTACTGCCAGGCCATCTCCAGACGAACATCGAGCTCGTTCCTGAAGTCCTGTGGCAGGGGTTCGCGCCTCCAGTCGTTGTCGATCTCATCCCAGACTGGGACGGACCTGCTGTACCTGCCGACAGAGGGGAGGTAGAGCGTGGGCGGGAGGTGCGAGTGCCAGGCGGTTTTCAGGGCGATGACGAACTTCTGGTTACTCTTCCTCGTCAGTGATGGCCCAACGAAACGTGGGGTCGGCCATCACCTGCTCCAGGGCCGCAGTGGCGACCTGCGTCTTGTCGAAGCCCTCAACGAGCTTGACCCACTCGGCCTCGGGGAGGCGCTGACGCATCTTGGCGGCCTCACGAGAGGTCAGGCCCTTCTTGGACTTGCCTCCGGACTTGATGCCGATCACAGAGTGCGACAGGTAGTGCTCGTAGGCGATCTGCTGCCGGGTCTCACGGAGCTCGTTGGTCTCATCGGCAGTGGCGTTCTTCTTGATCGGAACAGTCGCCACGATGTGATTGCGGATGGCCGAGATCTCAGCAGAGGCCAGAGCACGGAGGGTGAAGACAATGGCGGTCTTCTCCATCTTCTTCAGAACCTCAGCGAGCTCGGTCTCCGGGGTCTTCTCATCGAGCGTGCGAACCGGCTTCTCGGTGGACTGCCGCTCTTCAAGAATCTGCTCCTGGAGCTCCATGGCCCGCTGAGCGAGGGTGGCATCCGGATAGACGGTGACCTCCCGCTGGGTCTGTTTCACGTTGTCGAGAAGCCCGTCGAGGTCGAGGAGCTCATCCTCAGTCTCAGCAGAAGTCAGCTTGTCGTCAGACATCAATCATCCAATCTTTCGATTCGTCAATCGGTCCAGATGAGTATACCAAAAGCCCCACTCCTTGTGAGAGCGGGGCTTTTGACTCAGAACCCGACGATCAGACGAGGGGCTCGTTGATGACCATGGTGCCCTGAGGAAGGAAGGGGACGGTCATCTGGATGGGCTGCTTGCCCTCACCGACCTCGTCACGCGGGTTGTCGGGCATGACGAGGAACGCGGAAACGAGCTGGCCGGCCTTAGCAGCGGTGGTGTTCTTGTAGCCGATGCGCTTCACCAGCCAGCCGGTGACGTTGGCGGAGACACCACCCTTCTTGAACAGCTCGAATGCGACAGAGGCGGGGGAGTCGGGGTTGCCCTTACCGGAGGTCTCGTCGAGGGCCTCACGCAGGAAGGTGAGGGAAGCCTCGTAGGCGTCACGGGTCGGGGTGTTGGACGCCGCGGAGTCGCAGATGGTCGTGGTGTCGTCCGTCTCCGAGTCAGTCGGGTTCAGGGTGAAGCCTGAGACGACAGCGCAGGAGATGTCCTTGGCCTTCGCCTTCGTCGGCGTACCGCCACCACCGCCGGGGGTGTCGTTGTAGAGCGCGGCCTTGACGACATCCTTGACCGTCGGGGCATCCGCGATCGGGACCCACCAGATCGTGGTCCCCGGAGGCATCATCTTCTTAACGGCGGCCTGTGCCATGATCAGTCGTCCTTCCTATGACGAGGAACATAATTGCTGTGCGGGGCGCCATCGCCGAGATGAACAACCTCGCCGTTGACGATCCAACCAGTGCCCCCGCAGCATTCCCGGGGCGACACAGGGGTGTCGTCGGGGACACGAGTCAGGCGGCCATCAGTGTTAATCGCGTTGGCGTAGTCCTCGGTGTACTCAAAAACCACACCTTCAACGGTCGCATACTTTGGCATCACACGCTCCTGTCCACCGTCACCTGGAAGGTGACGTAAGAAGTGTATCGAACTGGTCTTACAGTACTATCCGTGTTCCCGTATGAATTCAGCGCCCCGGTCTCGAAGGCCTCACTCGTGCCCGGAATCTGGAAACCCAACAACCGTCGGCGAACAGCGGCAAGCAGGTGGTTCCGGGCCTTGGGCGACACGGAGGAGATGAGCACGCCGAACTGATGGATCACAGCGGCCTGCGTCACACCAACGATCGAGCCATACCTCCTCATGGCCCCAGGCGTCACATCCCCGGGCATGTAGACGACGTAGTCCTTGCCGTCATTATCGCCGTCGGGTCGGAGCGAGTCGAAGACCCGCACGCCCTTGAGGGTCTCCAGCTCCTTCATGGCGGCCTCGTCGAACTTCTCGACAGTGGCGCCCTCGAAGGGTTCGAGCATCAGAATCCGGCCTCCTTCATCGCTTGGTCGGTGGCTGTGCGCGCGGACTGGAGGGCGAGCATCCCACGGAGCTTCGAAGTGCCCTCCTCCTGATAGCCGATGTACTTCTCATCGGCGTCGGTGAATCCGACAGAGGCGGAGAACTTCCCACCCGAGATGTTCCTCACATTCACGCGGTACCCAGTGCCGTCCCCAGCAGTTGAGCGCATATGCCCGGTCCACACACGCGCATCCGTGGTGGGGTCGTGCTTGTAGGGCATCCCCGCACCCGAAGTGTCCACCGTCCTGATGACGACATCGCCCCCGGCCTTCGCGGCGGCTTCGGCGGAACGGAAGGCCTCGGCGATGACCTTCTCCTGGAACCGACTGAGCCCACTCGTTACCTGATTCATATCTTGAGACTTTCGTCTCAACTCAGCGCGAACGAGATCCATCAGTGCGTCCCGCCCTTGGAGTCATCCACGTCGATGTCGCACAGCAGGGTCGGCTGCCAGTAGTCGGAGTCCGACGGGGCGTTGCGCACGACAAGGCGCAGGCCCACGTTCCTTGGATCGGAGTTGTTCTCGATCACACGGACAATCTGCCCGTAGCCTGGAACGAACCGCAGAGACCTGTCGCCCCACTTCTCTTTGGGCACGAGCAGGTTCTTGTCGATGTGGTTCAGATGCACGTAGTAGGCGTGAACCGCGGTGTCATCGTAGGCCGACCTACGGTCGCGAGCACGCCAGGCGATGTTCGGATTGACCGCCGCGTAGCCCTTCCAGAGCTCCTTCGGAGGAATATCGACAGGACCGTCCTCTGTCCACTCGTGGCTCTTCGTGCCCGGAGGCTCCGTGACGACCACAAGGCAGTTGCAAAACAGACCCAGCGGCCAGTACGCCCCCGAGTCGAAGCGGGGGTCCTTGTTGTGCAGAACGCTCAGTGCCATGCCCAGTCCTCCCCCGGAGGAACGACACCGGGGATGAAGTCGAAGCCCACGTCATTGAGCTCGGCCTCCTTGGCCTCATCCCACAGTCTCTTGGCCTGCGCTCGGAGCTCGGCACCCAGAGTCGCGCCGTTGGTGGACTTGTTGTCCGTGGAGATAACCTTGAGGATAAGCGTCTCAGACGTTGCGATCGCCATGAGGGCACGAGACGCGGCCTTCTTGACGTTGCCACCCTCGATGGCGAGGAAGCCGAAGAGTTCCATGTCACTGAATATGTAGGACGGAGGCTTCCGCAGATCCTTGGGGTCCTCCAACTTGACAATGTCAGGGATCAGCAAGCGCACCTGATTAACCGGCTGGCTGTAGTCCAGGGACGCCATGGTGTCTCCTTCTGTCAACGCTTTTACAGTAGTTTACAGCGGAACCCCGCCCCTTCGACAGGGGCGGGGTTCCGAGGGACCGCGATAGGGATGTCGCGTGGATCAGACGCCCTTACCAGTGCTGGCCACGATCCCCTCAACGTTGAGGACCCCGGCACCGGTGGTGAGGCGGACACGAGCCTGAGCGTCGTCGTTGTCGAACGAACCGGCGGTGTAGGGAACCTCGCCGCCACCCAGGTACAGGCCACCAGCGTTCTTCACGCGCAGCTCGGGCTTGTCGTAGCCACGAAGAGCGGTGCGGACGATGGTTCGCTTGGCGGAGGTACGACCACCAGCGGGGGCCAGGACCCAGTTGGTGCCGCCCTGCGCGGCACCGCCAAGGATGGCGACCAGGTCGGAGACGACAACCTTGACCTTGGCGGTCAGGCCGTTCTCCTCGATGAACTTCATCTGGTCGCCCGCCTTCTGCCCGGCGACAACGCGCTCGACAGTGCGGGTGTTGACGACCATGTTGGCCAGGTTCTCCAGAGCCGGAGGAACCAGGAGGACATAGGACGGGACGGTGACGTACCGACCATCGACCTTGGTCTCCGCAACCTGCTGCATGGCGGCCTTGATGGCGTCGTACGACAGCGGGGCGTTCTTCGGAACGTTGTTGTTGATCAGAACACCGTCAGCCGCACGGTCCTTCAGGACCGTGCCCAGCGAGTCGGAGACCACACCAGAGTTGAATCCCGGGGTGCTCGGGTCGAGGGAGAACAGCGCACCATAGCAGGCGGCGTCAACGGTACGGGCTGCCAGCTTGGCGGCGTCCGAGGGGAACCGCTCGATCAGGCCGTAGTCATCGTTGATGAAGGCCTCCCACGAGAACTGGAGGCGAGCACCGTGCTTGGCGGTGTCGATCCAACGACCCGAGGCCTTGTAGCCGAAGGTCGGGTACGGGGTGAGCTCCGGAATCTTCGGCAGGGTACCGGCCGGAGCCACGAAGCCACCATTGTCCCTCAGGAGGGTGGCATCGATGTCGTGGTCGAGCGACAGGAGCTGAACCGGGCGGAAGTCGTTCAGCAGCTCCTCGCTGGCGAACTCCTTCCAGGTCTCTTCCTGGTCCTTGTAGGCGTCCTCGAAAGCGGGCTGCACGGCCTGGGTGAACCAAGGGGCGAGCATGTCCGAAGTGACGGCCTCGCGGAAGGTGCCGCGGTCGCGCGAGGAGTCGGCCTCCAGGATCGCGTTCTTCAGCTGGCCCTGAGCCGCCCGATCACCACCGATAGCGGACTCAAGAGTCTTGGCGAACTCAGTGTAAGACGTGAACATTTTGTCCCATCATTCCTTTCAGCGAGCGAGGATGACGGGAACCGTCTGGGAACCCGTACCAGTGATCTTAGAGTAGGCGTAACCGACGAGCCCGGCGGTACCGGCGGCCTTGTCGTTGGTAAGCTCCATTCTGCCATTGGCAGCAGGCTTCGCGTAGATCAAGGCGCCCGGCTCGACACCGGCACCCGTCAGGGTCACCCGGAGCTTGAAGACACCCCCGGAGATGCGGACCGAGGCGTAACCCGGGCCGTTGTTGCCCCAGGTCGGCTTAGTCAGCGGGTTCCACATCGGGTCATTGCCGAGCTTGGCCTGGTCCTGAGCGGACGGAGCGATCTCGGTCACAAGGACACCGAGCAGGCCACCGACCTGAACGACATCACCGATGTGGCTCTTGCCGTACTTCGACAGGTCCACAGGGAGGGACAGGGTGTCGGAGTACTCGAAAACCTGGACGTCAGAAATCTTCTTGGCGCCGAAGGAGTTGATCTGTACCATTGTGATCTCCTTACCTCACTTGAAGTTCTTGATCTTGTAAGGCTCGGAGCTCGCCTCGCGAATCTCCCCAGCCGTGGATGCCTTGACCGAAGTCAGGTAGTGCTGCTCGGCCGAGATGGCCTCCTTCAGCTCAGTGCCGGACTCGACAGCGTCGATGACCCGCTTCTGAGCAACAGAGGGCAGGCCAGAGTCGAGCAGGCGGGTGGCGATGACGAAGGCCTCAGCAGCGGACTCCTTGCGAGCCTTGCGTTTCTTCTCATCCTCGTCGTCCTCGGGCTTCTTCTCACCCGAAGCAGCGGGCGGCTTGTCGTCGGTCTTCTCGCCGGGAGCCTCAGGCCTGCGCTCGGGGGTCGGCTCGGGGGCCTCGGGCTTGTCCGCGGGCTCCTCGGGCTTCCGCTCAGGGTCCTCGCCCGGGGCCTCGCCGGTGGGGGCCTCAGGGGCGACCGGCTGCTCTCCCGGAAGATTGTCCTTGGCGAGAAGCTCAAGAAGCGGGGCGAGAGCCTCGGTCACCGCAGTGGCGATGGCCTGACGGATCGTCTCCTCGTTCATATGGTTCTCCTCATCGGAACTGACGCGCTGGGATTCCAGCACCTCCAGCAAAGCGCCACCTGCGCCCGCCTTCGTTACGAAGTCTACAGAAGTGACTCCATCGAATACCGGTACAATGCCGTCGGCGTCCAGACCATTCTCCGACCAGGCGTTGATCGACACACCGATGTCCTGCCACTTCTCACGAATGATGTCGTTGAAAGACGGATACACCTCGCACTCGGCGTATAGTGCTCCATCGAGACCGACAACGGCGTCGGTCACCAGCCGCCCCGCGAGGTCCTTCACGGATCGCTCGGGGCGGTTCACGTCTTCATCCTTCGATGGGTGGTCCATGAACATCTGTGTCCCGGCGGGGAAGTGACCGACAGAGGCGGCGAGGTTGGCCTCTGAGTAGATACCACTGGAGCCCTGTCCGGGGCAGATGATTCGGATGCGGTACCGTCCGGGCTTCTCACCGGACAGCACTCCCGGAGTGGCCGCCTCCAGAAGAGCAGTCACCCCTCCGTGGAAAGCGAACCTGTACTCCGTGCGCATTTCAGAAACTCCTTTTCATTCAGGCGAGAGTCTCGCCACCGGCCTCGTCACGGTTGGCGTTCGTGCCGTCCGACATGGCACCCACGCCAGTGCGAGAGTTGCTCTTCTTGGCGACGCTATCCTGTACGGCGTTGGGGTCGGCCAGACTCTTCGCAGCGAAAATCTCCTCCGACACGGGCAGATCGTTGATCGGCCTAGCATTGATCGGCTGAAGCCTGTCGAGGAAGAGACTGCGCGCCTCGGTCTTGTGGAGGATTCCGTTCTGAAGACCGAGGGTGACAACCTGACCCCAGCGCTGAATGAGCTCGTTCGACAAGGGGGCGAGCTCGACCTCGACCTTCCGGCCGAGGGCCAGGAAAATCTTCTGGATGAGGCTCTTGTGAATCTGCCTGCGGAACTCGAAGGCCTTGAAGGTGGGGTCCTCCAGGGCCGTCTCAGCGCCCTGTCGTCCACCCGCCGAGCCATCTGTAAGGAGAACCGACAGAGGGACGTCGAGCGCACTAGCAACCATGGAGGCGAGCGGGGTACCGGCCCCGAAGTCGATGCCCGCTCCAGCCTTGGAGACGGCGGTGAACTCCTGGCCCGCACCGAGCGAGGCGAGGCCACCGATGCCCTGGGCGTTCGACATCTGCTGGATGACGGCCTGCTGCTGCTTAGCCGTAGCGGATGTGACTTTGAACGCAATTCTGGCCAAGGCCTTGGTCATGACGTGGCTAGCCTCAAGGAACTCCTTGTAGGCCTGGGCCCAGTACACGGCACCCATGAGCTCGGGCTTGCCCCACTGCTCGCCGATCTGCCTGTTGACCATCTCGTAGACGACCCGATCATCGTGGACGGTCCTGTAGCCCTTCTCGTCTTTGACAGGCGCCCAGTCCTTGCCGTTGACAACGTGCCACTCAGGCTTGCGGCGCTCCTGCTCCGCTGAGGAAAGGGTGTCCGACACGGGCACAGGATCGATCAGGAAGGCGAAGATGTCGGCCTCATCGGTGGCGTCCAAGGCTCGGGCGATGCCACGGATACGTGACAGGGGAACGGGGGCCACCCGCTTGTCAGTCCGGCGAACGGTATAGAGCACAATGCCGTCGGTGCAGAAGGCCGCCTCATCACGGGCGCGGGCCGTGCGGGAGAGGACGGTGTCGTAGAGCGCCGCGGTCTCGGGTGTCTTGATTCCAGAAATGCGAGGAATCTCACTCCACATGTAGGCATTGCGGATGCCGATACCGCGCTTGACGAGTGGGTTGTAGGCGGCGAGCCTGCGGGCCCGCAACGAGTGCTCCTTTATGACTGTGAGAGATACCACATCGGAAGTAGCATCCTCATCACCCCAGCGGGACCAGCCGATATCCTCCCGGTTGAGAGATGCGACAGCCCCTCGAGTGACCGCGGCGTACGCCTTGGACGCCTCAGTCAGCCGGGCCTGGACGCGCTGGGTGGACCCGCCAATCTGAAATGTGCCAAATTTCACAGTTCAACTCCTCAGGCTGGGGCGAAGGTCCACTCCTCGTTACCCCACTCGTCTATAGGCGAGTACTCGGAATCCGTACTCTCCATTAGGGTATCAGCCTCGATGAGAGAGTCCGTCCCATCTGTTAGAAGGTTGCTCGGCATCGCCGCGTAACAGATCGAGTCCAGAACGTCGGGTGATGGCTCACCCTTCCTCTTCAGCTCATCTTTCCCACGGATCAGGAGCTTGGTCCCCCTGTACTCGTAGAGGATCGAGCGGAATTCGTCGAAGAGCCCCTCAGTCTTCTCACCGGCAGCCTCGTCGGGCGGAACCGACAACTCGCCAACATTGATAGCCTGAGCGACGGAGTCGTACATCGCCGCGCGGAAGTTGTACCACTTCAGGTTGTCCGGCGAAGCAGCATTGCCGACAATCCAGTAGACCGGAATCTCCTCAGGCACGTGGTTGTCGATGACGGCCTGGACACCACGACCGACACCCACGGCGTCGATACGGATGTCCACGTCGAGCCCCTCCGCCCGCAGGCGCTTGGCATGCTGCCCGATGAGACGAGAGAGCCTGTTCCCGTCGTAGCCCTTCACCCGCTCGACAACCTCGACATGGCCGTCCTGGCAGGTGGAGATCACGCTGAAGTCTCCGGTAGTGGACAGGCCGACGTCAACACCTATGTGGATCGGGGCGGTCGTGTTCCACTCGTCATCAGCCCACTCGTTCATGGACTGAAGCACCCGACCTAGGTTGAACAGACCGTCGTCTCCGATGTCGGGGAACCTGGCGAGGACCTTTGACACGTACCGAGGATCATCTTTGCCCCACCGGCGCTCGGCATCATCAACCCACTCCTTCTGGAGCAGGTTGTCCTGAGCCTTCTCGGGCACCTCCTCCCCGGTGAAGTTCGGCGTGTCGAAAGCCGAGATGGTGATGAGGTTCCACTTCCGCTCGGAGGGTGGAAGTTTCGACTCATCACGCCATATCTTCGCCATGTACGAGTTCGGGTCGTCTGGGTTCGCGATAGCGAGGATGCGGGCGTGCTTGTTCGTGGTGATGGTCTCGACAGAGGTGAAGATGTTCTCCGCCACACCACCGGCCTCATCGACAACAGCGAGGACGTAGGTGGAGTGGAAGCCCTGGAAGGTGGACTCATCGTAGTCCGCGGGCTTGCGCCCGAATGCGGTGGCCGTCTTGAACCCAGGGAAGGTCCACTCCGCCTTGCCGGTGATTCGCCCAGGCATGTCCGCCTTGGACTGGAGATCCTCGACGTAGGACCACATGACGTTCTTCACCTGGTTCCACGAAGGTGCTGTGGTGATCACGCGGGTCTCAGTGGGATCATGCGGGTGCGCGTCGAGCCACCACCCGATAGCCCGAGAGGCGAGGAAGGTCTTACCCGAAGCGTGACAAGATGCGACAAGGGTTCGCTTATTAGTCTGCAAAGAGTGAAGAACTTCACGCTGCTTCGACCACAAATGGTCCCCAAGCCTGTCCTGGGCCCAGAGAACAGGGTCTTCTCGCATTGCCCGCTCATGGGAGCGCGTGCCGAACTGATCTGCGACAGCCCGGAAGTCTATCTTCTCCGCCATCGGCCCTCCTTCGAGACAAGTCTATAAAAACAGGATCGCCCATCTGGCGGAACCGAAAACACCAGATGGGCGAGAGCCGAAAGGCTAAACGCTCCAGGGGCCGCCGAAGCGGGTCGCAACCCCCTGCCTGCATGGATAATAGTAGCACACCTTAGAAGCCTGTTGACCTTTCAGATTGTGTTGTTGCCCACACTCAGATGGTCATATCAGCCTTAGGCTCCTCCAGAATGCTGGCCGAGCTGGAGGTGGCGTCGGCAAGCCACTCCTCGCGGTGCACTTCGAGCTGCTTCTGCCCCCGTTTTGTAAGAAGAGGAAACAAACGCTGCTCCATGTTGTTCTGGACGGACTCGACAAAGGCGACGATGATCGGAATCTGCTGCTGCTGAATCAGCTTGATCTCCGCCTCGACCTTTGTCTTCTTCAGCCCGGCCAGATCGCTGACCGCCTCGATGGTCGCCAGAGCCGTCTTGATGTTGTCCGGGTTGGCGACCGTGGGGTTCTCGATGACAGAATCCCAGAGCGCATCCAGGAGCTTCTCAAGACGGGTGAGCTGCTTCATGAGCTGGGCATGTTCGGAGAGCGACTCCTGACTGGAGTAGTAGTCCTCCTCAATGCGGAAGACCTCGGCCTCGGAGAGCTGGAACCGCTCCGCCACCTCACTCCGCGGCTTGCCCCTCAAAAGGGCCCGGATGACCAGGCTCTTCCTCTGGAGATCAATGGCCTTCTGCTCTTCTGCGGTTCTTTTCATTGAGAATTCCTATCACTCGCCACTGGGAACCGAAAACATAACAGGTCCAGAAGCCCAACAGCTCCTCGACCGACTCGGCCCTCAGCCCTCTGCCGTAAGCGTACGACAGAGCGCTGAGGGCCGGAACCGAACGACCCTTCATCAGTCGTCCAAGTCCAGAAGAAGCTTCATCTGCTCGGACTCGTCGGAGACCTCCTTGAGGAACGCCGCGAAGATAGCCTCATCACGCAATCCCTTCACCTCCGACCCGACGAAGTACCCGAGTCCGCCCGACAGGACGCACGCGGCGAGAACTGAGAGAGCCCACAACATCACTGATCATCCCTGTATTCATCCGCGATCATGACAAATGCCACGATCATGAGGAAACCTATAACAAAGATCACTCGTACCAGAGCTCCCACCTCTTGGCCTTCTTGTCCTGAACCTCAAAAGTCAGCAGAGCCGGATCGGTGGAGTCCCCGGTGCGGTTCGTGAACCATGAGGAGCCGTTGTCCGCGGTCGGACAACCGATGATGAACTTGTTGTCTCCCACGAGCGACACACCGAAGTTGTGGAAGTGCCCGTGGACCAGAATCGAGGCCTCATGAAGGCCACTGCGGTGCCCGAAGGCGAGGTCCCTGAACCAAGACGGGATCTTCGCCTGGGAGCCCGCCAGATGGCCGTGCGTGAAGCCCACGGCGGTCCCGTCAGCGGTCTCCACCGTAACGGCCTCCTCCCACTTCTGAGGCTTGGCGAAGTTCACGTGACTAAACGGCTCCCGGCCCGACATGATCGCCTGGATGGTGTCCGCGATCAGGAGCCCGAAGTCGTCGTCCGGTGAGTTGGCCCGGTTGTCGTTGCCCTTGCCAATCCGCACGGCGCAGTGATTCGAGGGGATCGACACGTACGTCATCCGAGTGCACAGCGGGGCCAGCATCGCGATCGCCTCGGCCATGAGGCGCTGAGCGACACGAATCTGGTCCGTGAGCGACAGATCGTTGGTCTGCTGCTGAGCAGTGACGTTCCAGAACCCCTCGCAGACGTCCCCGACATCAGCGATGATGATCTCCTCATAGGAGCCCTCGATCTGAATCCACTCGGTGATCCGCTTGAGGGTGCCCATGACGCGGTTCACGGTCTCCTGCGTCCCACCGAGACTGTCCGTCTTGCCAACCTGGAAGTCCGACAGGCACACGACCAACGTCTTGGGCCGATCCTCCTCAACCTTGGGCGCCACTGCGAGGACGGCCCGGTCGAAAACCTTCTCCAGCTCCTCGTAGGAGGCCTCACGGACGTCCTCGGCTACAGCGACAGCAGGGTTGTAGGTGACGCGCTCGTAGGAGCCGTCCTCCAACCTGATGGTCCGCCTGCGCTGCGTGATGGCGTTGACGGGGATGTCGAAGAACTCGTCCCTGTCCTGCTCGACAGGAAGCTTGAGCGCCTTCTGGAGCGCCTGCTTATGCCTCCTGATGGTGGTCTCGTGGACGTCGAACATCCGGCCCAGCGCAACGTTCGACATGCGCTCCCTGCGGGGCTTCTGCGCCTCCTCCAGGATGGCCCTGTCGATCTTCTCGTTCAGGTCGTCCTCTAGGTTGCGCGCCATCAGTCGTCCTCCTCGCCGGAGGCCTGCTTGAAGAGGTTGGCGAACCTGCTGTAGTCCTTCGACAGGAAGAGCTCCTCATCGACCTCGGTACCCCTCAGCGCGGGCCTTGCAGGGGCCTTCTCCGTCGTGAGCTTGGCCCCCTGGTCCTTCTTCGCCTTCCGACGCCTCCTTGGCTTGGGGATGGGCTCTCCATCCTCATCGGGCTCGACATCCGTAGGGCTCTGGATGATGCTGATGGCCGTCCGGAGCACGTCATCGATGCTGATGTCGAACCCTGGGGTGCTGACGATGCGGATGAGGTCAATCAGCGTGACCTTCCCCGAGCGGAAGTGATTGTGAATCGTCTGCTGGGCCTTGAACCCGAAGACCTGCGGGTACTGGGCTTGGATGACCCCCTCACGCCTGATGCGCTTCCTGAGGAGCTCAGCGGCGTACTTGGCTCGTTCGACAACGAGCTCGTCCTCCCTGTACCGCGCGCGCTCGGCTCGCTGGTCCTTCCCGGCTACGAATGGCATATCGGTTCCTCTCCGAGGTTGGTGGTTCTGATCCGGTTGCCCGGATGTCGCAGATAGAACTGTACCACATACGACTCAACAGAGTACGACAGGGCCGAGAGATTTCTATGCTCTTGCACACACTCTATGGCTTATACTTACCGCTCGGTTGAATACATGATGTGAAAGTCAAGTTTCCTTGACATATAGAAATTTACCCCTGTTCATTTTCAGAAGTCAAAGCCCAAAACCTGAAATTTTAGGACTCAAGTCCCGAAAATCTCGTTTTTGTAGCACTCATTGTATTCAACCGATCGGTCGGCCATGGAAGAACTCGACAGGGGCTTTTGACTGGATTGATGGGAAGAAGTCGAGGTTGGAAAAACAGATGTAGGTACGTACCTACATTACCCTCAAATTCTCTTCGTAGTATATAATATATATATGTATATAGTATATATTTAGTATATAATATTTAGTGAACTTAGTATAATTTTTTACCTGAAGTTCTATGTTGTGGGTATAGATTACTGTACGAGACTCTTATTTTTCTATGCGGAGTATAGAAAAGCGAATTTGGGGTTTCCTGCGCGCGCATGTACGCGCGTACGCGTAGGGGCGCGTGTGCGGCACGTCACACCCCTGAATGTTGCCCCTGTCGGAGAGCCGTGCTAGGGTTGTGCCTGTCGGTCAACCGGATGTCGCCATCACCCGACCGACGCCAGACTTCGACACCGAGAGGAACCACCAAATGGCACGCAAGGTCCGCCCCGTCCACTGCTGGGGCATCGTCAAGCGGGACTTCATCGAGATCGAGGGGCTCGGCGACTGCCGGGTTCTGTCGGACCCCCGGTACTCGTGCGAGAGCCTCGACATCATCCAGTTCTGGGTCATGACCCCAACCTACAAACCCTTCATCATTGCCCTGTCGGTGGACTCATACCTCAACGTTGTCGAGTTCATCGATGACGACGATGAGGAGTTCACCGAGACAATCGAGCGCGTCATGATCTGCGAGCTCCACAGGGGCGACAAGTTCTACTTCGGCCAGCGCAAGCACACATTCTTCTACATGAACCTCGATCGGACCGCCGCCATCGAGACCGCGGGCGGCCAGAGGATGGACCTGAGGGTCAGCCCCTTCAAGGTCGTTAGGCGCGCCCGGAAGACCCGTGTCATCAAGACCAAGCCCCTGTCGTTCACGGAGTTCGCTCTGTCATCCTACGAGAAGGCCCTCAGTAAGCTCGCCGAGGCCGTTATGGGACTCCGGGTGGACCCCGCCCGTGTCGAGGTCCAGAAACCCGCCAAGAAGGCTGAGAACGCCTCCCCCGTCATCTCCACGAAGGATGTTCCCACCCCTGTCGAGCCCGAGACTAAGTCTTGTGCTTGCAAGAGCGATGAGGATTGCGACCGGTCGTATTGTGTCGGATTCGACGCCTCGAAGATCACAGCCGGGACTGTCGATCTTGATGACATTCAAACGAAGTACAGCGACGACCGCGTGCTGACTTGCTCCGACGTCATCGCAAAGCTCGAAGAGGTCCGGCAGCATGAGGGTGATCTGCCCGTGTCGATTGTGAGTCCGGAGGACGGCTTCCATCGCGTCAATGTCAGTGGCTCAATGCTCGAAGACCTTTACGAGCACGGTGAGACTTATTGGGGCTCCCGGACCTGGGACACGCAGCCCAGGCCTGGGAACCCCGCTAAGAGTGAACTCGTCGTCAGTCTTTGGTGATTAGCACTGGCGCTGGAGAACACCCCTGACGCCGGCCACGATCGCAGAGCACATGCCCTTCTGGGCGGCTCTAACGTACTGGGTCTGATCGTCGAGGACGTGGGCGACCACAGGCTTGTTCGAGGCTCGTAGGTCGTTCACCACGCTCGCTGGTGCGTCCCACTGCATCGACAGGAAGTCCAACGGTCCTGTCGAGCTCTTGAAGGACTCGTACCAGGGCTCAGGGGTGTTCGACGTGTAGGCGTAGCCCCAGGCCCCGCAGCCCTCAGCCTTCGCCTGCTCGAACAGCCAGTTCGAGTCACCGTAGTACTTGATCACAATCTGCGCGGGGGTCACGTTCCTGTCGGTGATGTACTTCAGCAGCCGCTTCCACTCCCCCGCCCGGTACTTCGGGTCGATAACCAGGCAGTGGGTCTGCCCGTACCTGTCGAGCAGCCAATCCAACCGAGCAGGAATCTTGTTCGCCGGCAGGGAAGCCTTGATCTCCTCCCAGGTCATGGTATGCGGGTCGGTTGCAGGACCGCCCAGGGACTCGAAGGTCCTGTTGTGCAGACCGAACCACACACCGTCCTTCGACTCGTTGCAGGAGAACTCCAGAGCGTCCACACCGAACGACACGGACTGCGTGTAGGCGTTCTCGGTGTGCTCCACCCACGACCGGCTGCCTCCCCTGTGAGCCACGAAGAACCCGTCCGTGTTCTCCCCGCCGTTCTGGGCGCTCCTGTCCCTGTCGATGAGCTCTTGCCAGGTCGCCAGCCCCCTCGGCATCGCAGCCATCGACAGGGTGCCCTTCTCCAGACCATCATCCCCGACCACCGTCAGCGCAGCGTACCGATCCCTGTGCATATCATCTTCGCCAACGACGTACCAGTTCTCGTGCTTCTCCGGTGTGGGGGGTGTCGGGTCGAGGCCCTCGGCTGTGAACGCCCACGTCGCCACGCAGGTTTGGATCGATGCGTCCGTGAAGGCGTAGTCCTTGTCGGCCCAGCCCACCAGGATCGAGCTCGACGAGTTCGGAGCGGGCTGCACCGTCTTCTGGCCGTCGTCGATCGTCTGGATGGCGCCCTCGAACGGCCTGGCGTGATCACCACTCGTGTAGTGCTGGAGCGACACGACCAAGTGCGGCTTGTTCTGCTTGGCGACAGCCGTCTTGATCTGGTTGCTGTTCAGCGTGTTGATCGTCACACCGTCCGAGCGGTTGAAGCTCTTGACGACAGAGCCGTCCAGCACCAGCACGGTGGCGAGCTGGCGTCCGGTGTACGAGGCCCGGGAGTCCCCAACAGCGAGGGGTTGCGAGAACTCCTCGACGTCATCGACCTTCTTGACCCACACGCCCAGGCTGCGGCTGGCTACCCCGGCGGTCTGATTGCCGAACCATCCGGAGTTCGCCCTGCTGATGAACTCCGGAATTCCCTGGCTGCCGAACTGACCACCTTGGATGATGACTACCCAGTCATCGTGCGCGACGCCCTTCTCACCCGAGGTGAGCAACGTCACCGGATTGGGCTGTCTCGCAGTACCACCCGTGACCTCGACCTGCTTAACCCACTTGGGTAGAGCCATTAGTTGCTCCTTCGAACAATCACCGTTCCGGGCTTCGTACCCACCGGAAGGTTCTCAGTCGGCCCGAGCACGAGCACTGTCGCACCACTGCCTCCGCCGCCCGGCTTAGCCTCCAGCGCGGCGATCTTGCTGGTGTGCTCTTCGACCGTGGTCTTAAGGGTCGAGACCATAGCCCCGGTGGAGGAGATCTCGGACATGGCCGCGGTGATCTTCGCCTCAAGACCGGTCTTGAGCTCGTTGAGCTTCTCCTCGGTGACTCCGCCGCCGGGTTGAGCCGGGGTGAGCAGCGGCTTCTCGACCGTAGTCTTGAGCAGGTCCATGGCGTAGGTGCCCTGGAGGTCCATGCAGGTGTACTTCACGGTCCAGTTCGGCCAGATCTCGATCATCGAGCCGTCCGAGGTCCACTCATCGCCCTTGCCCTGCTTCGGATCGCCCTTCTTGACGACCAGTGTGCTCGCCCGCTCCAGCTCCCCGTAGGTCTGCGGCAGCGTCGCGACGTGCGTCACGGTAGTCGCGGGCTTCGGAAGCGCTCGCCACACATCACCCTTCTTCCGTAAGAACATGGTGGCCCCGACAACCCGGTACTGGTACTGCCCCGCGCCGACTTGACCCTGAGCGATGTCCACCCAGCCCGTGTCACCTACCTGCACGCCTCCGCCCTGGCCGCCGGGGGCCGCGGGCTTGTCCTCAAGGGCCTTCACCCGGGTCTTTAGGTCGGCAACATCCGACTTGTTGGCGCTGATAACGCCCCACCTGCGGGCATCAGCGTCCGCGTTGTCCTTCAGGCCTTTCTCCAGCGCCTCCTTGGCCGCCGCCAGGTCACCCTTGGACGCATAGGTAGCAGCAGCGTCAGCAGCCTTCAGGAGCCCCTCCAGCGCCGCCTTGGGGGCGTAGGTTGCAGCAGCATCCGTGGCCTTCAGAAGGCCGTCCAGAGCGCTCTTGAGGGCGAACTTGGCGTTGACCTCCTGCTTGTACGCCTCGATATGGGCCTCAATACGAGCATTGGCGAGGTCCGGCACCTCATTCCGCAGCGTGTTGAGCGCCTGTGTCTGCTCGTCGTTGTCGATGAACCGGGCGTCCGCCCCCTCGACTGTGTAACTTGTGGCCTTCCCCACGAACTGCTTAGCCATCCCTCAGCCCTCCGGCGTGCCCTGCGGCACAGACTTGTCCTTGTACGTCACTGTTCCGTCACCGTTGTCGATCATCTCGACCTCGTTGCCGTCCCCGCCGCCCGGGGGCTGCACCTTCAACTCGTCGATAGCCCTCTTGTTGTCGGCGATCTCGGTCCTCAGCCCGTTCAAAGCTTGTGTGAGGTTCTCGACACGCGCCGTGAGCCCCGCAAGGTCCCCAGCGGGCGGTGTCGGACCTGGCAGCGCCGGGTCTGCGGCTCCCGCACCACCGACCGCGGGCCTCTGACGGGCGAACGGGTTGGCCAGCAAACCGTCCCCGTTCGTCAGGACGCTCGCGACGTCCACCACGGTGCCCTGTCGCAGAGCCAGATCGCCCTGAAGCAGATAGTCCCCGCTCGCGACGACGTCGATGTGCCACAACCACTGCCCTGCAGGCGTCACTCCTGCCCCCGGAGCGATCAGATCGACGTAGCTCTTGCCCGTGGCCGGGTCGTAGAGCGCTCCGGACGGGTCCACACCCACTTCGATCCTGCGTTCGATGTAGGCCGTGCCATAGGAGACGACATAGGGCCCATACGTGAAGACGACCGTGACGTCGCCGGCCGGGCGCATGTCGTCCGGCGTGAGAATCTGCCCCATGACCCTCGCATAGGGCGCCTGGGGCGGCTCAGTGCCTAGCATCGTGGACTCCTGAAGTCAAGATGGAATTACTCACACGCAGTCTATCGCTCCGTCCCTGTCGATCGGGTTATACTAGCGCCGTCCAAGTAACCGAAAGGAATTGATATGCAATCCGTTCTCAAGACCGCCGACGAACTGTGGGTCGGAGATCTCATCATCTACACGAACGTGCTTCACGTCGTGAGTGAGCAGCGTCTCACCGTTGATGGCGAGCATGTTGCCAGCCTGCTCATCAAGCCCTACCTCAGCGACGGACCCCTCACCCGTGTCGAGGTCCTCCGCAACCCCGGTTACAAGTTCCGCTGCGTCACCACCTCGATCTTCGCGATCGAGCCCTGCGACGACAAGATGCTGGATGTCCTGGCCGTAGCCGTCTACACCAGTGCTCACAAGGAGATCGTCGCAGATTACGTGGGCTCCTCGGTCCGCGCCGATGGCTCGCTTCCTCTGGAGAACGGAGATGTTGCTCACTATGGGGATGTGATCGCCCTCATCGACAATGGTGAAGCCTTCGAGTACTGCATCGTTGATAAGTACGCGCTCGCGAAGCATGTCCGACTCATTACGATCGACGCGGAGGACTGATGTACTCCTACCAGGACAAGGATCGGTTCGCGACCGCAATTGTACTGATTTCCACCGTGCCTTTCGCCATCCTCACCACTATCGCAATCGTCGCCGCCTTTCTGGCGGCCTTCCAAGGAGACTGAATGCTCACCATCTACACCCAGCCGAACTGCCAGCAGTGCCGTATGACCAAGATGTACGCCAATAAGATGGGAGTTCCCTACGTCGAGCGAGCCCTCGCCGACAGCCCGGACATCCTCGACAAGGCCGTCAAAGCCGGTTACACCTCGGCCCCTGTCGTCGTGGATGATAATGGCAACATCTGGGGCGGCTACAACCCCTCCAAGATCCGAGGTCGCTACTCAGCCAAGTGACAAGAAGAAGCCCCCGAAGTCCTCACCGACCTCGGGGGCTTCTTCCGACCCAACACACTCTCGAAAGGAAGGACCTTAGTATATCACGCCTTCTCGGGGCCGTCTCCAGCGCCATAGCGGACAGGGTCGATCACGGTCGGGCGCTCAAGCTCGCCGTCCTGGGTCACCGCGGCCGCCGGAGCAGGCTTCTCCTCGGGGGCGGGAACGAAGTACCGAGCGATGAGCAGGAACACAACACCAGCGATCTGGCTGATGGAGTCCAGGTACTGCGCGGCCGCATCCGGCTTGACCCTCCCCAGTACCACCAGAAGAGCCATAACAGCGGCCACAACGCCGTAGGCGGCCTTGCGAACCTCGGGCTTTTGAATCGTGGTAAGCATTCTCGCTCTCACTTCCCCTTCTTGATCGCCTCGACGAGCTCCTTGATGAGCCCGTTGGTCTCCTTCTGAGCCGCGACCGCCTGGGTTAGCAGCAGCCTGTTCTGCTCCACGCCCCAGATCACGTCCCCAGCCTGGCGCTCATTCGCCTTGCCGTACCGCAGCTCCCCGCGGACCGCGTTGATCGCGTTCACGATGTCGTCACCGTTGGCCATGATGATCCTTTCCACTTCGTCCATTGTCGAACCACCGCTGGGGCGCTCCGAGTACCACCAGCTGTTGACGTGCTGGAGCAGGCTCTCGCCATAGCCCCAGTACTGATCACTCTCATTGCCGCAGTTGTACCGGCTGCCGGCCCTCCGGATGCTGTCGGCGCTGTAATCGCCCCCGAGGTAGTCCCTCAAGATCGACAGTCCCACAACGCTCGACTCGTGCGGGTCCCACCACGCCCTGTCGGGCTCATTGATGAAATACCCGTTGTACGTCACCTGCGTCGGGCCCACACCGTTGCTGGTCTCCCAGTCCAGCACCGCGGGCAGGAAGTGGTTCAGGAAGTTCTCCCTCGTCACCTCGCCCCAACCCGAGCACGCCCCGCCCACATCATGTCCGTAGACGTTCGTGCAGTTGCTCTCCTGGTCGGCCAGACCCAGTGCCACCGCCCAGTGCAGCCCCACATCGTCCGCGGCCCTCAGCACCGCGGCCTGAACGCTCTCATTGCCGCCCTGCGGGGTCGGTGCGGGTGCGGAAGCGTTCCCGTCGCCTCCGGTGAGCGGGCTCGGGTTGTCCCGGCGCCTCAAAGCGTGCGTCCAAGCGGCCTGCTGGGTGTACGGATGGTCGTTGTACGCAATGATGCGAACCTCGTCACCTGTCTGGTCGCCCTCCCAGCCGTCGATGCTGCCGTCCTCGGCGATCCAGGCCTCAGCCAGCAGCGCCCCGTCGCTGTCGGGGCCAGATCCACCGTTGATGATCATCGCCACATGGCCACGACCACCGCTAGCGCCCTCCGATAGCACGATATCTCCGGCGTACCAGCCCCCGTCCGGGACGTTACCCGTCCACGAGTCGCTGATATCGGCAAAATTCCGCTCCAAAGCGTACTCCCGGATGTTCCCCGTCCACGTGTCCCGGGGGAAGTACCCCGCCGTGAACGGCTCACCCCACTCGTGGTGCGCCGCGATGTTGTAGCACCCCGACACCAGCGCCGAGCAGTCCGCGTTGGCCGGGGACCTGACCAGCCAGCCGTCCCAGTCGCTCCTGTCGTAGAACGTCCACCTGTCGGGCTGGCTGTACCCCACGTCCGCCATCGCGTAGTATCGCGCGCAAGCAGCCGCGTAGTGCGCCACGTTGCCCATACGACCTCCTTCCGTCGTCGTAACCCAAGCGTAGCGAACCCGGGGCTTGACGGGCGTCCGATACTTCTCTATGCTGGGACCACCAACCGAACCGAAGGAGCCAACACGGGCACGCAAGTCATCTCCGCCTGGGAGATCAAGAGCTTCGATCTCATCATCCTGGGGGGTCGGCACTACATCGTCCTCAGCAAGAACCTCGTCCCCCTGGGCAACGAGGTTGGGTTCTGCCTCAACTTCATGGAGCAAGGGCGCAGAGAGCGCTCCTGGCAACTCTTCCGCTGGGACGAGCGAATCTCCCGAATCAACTGAAAGGAACCAACCATGATCACCATCGCAGATCTCAAGCAGCATCTCGAACAGTTCGATGACGACGCAATGATCATCTTCAGGGCCGACACGGAGCGCGAGCTCTACGACGACTCCGCTTTCATCGACATGCGAGAGCGCCTCACCTTCGAGCCCGCGTCGGTCGCGGTCGCTGATGACGTTGACTACTGGGAGCCCGATGATGGCGATCCTGACCGCATCCGCATGAAGGCCCTCATCTGGAGGAATGTCTGAAATGTTCTCTTCAACGACCGAGGCTGTTACCCACCTCAGTTACGACTCGGAGCCGCCCTCCGTATTCGAGCTCACTGATGATCTCCTCGACCCGCGAACCGCCTGCGGTGCTCCGGTTCGCATTCGGCTGGGGGATAAGACCTACAAGATCACCCAGATCAACATCTTCGAGGCCACTGGTGAGGTCGAGATCGAGTGCAAGGGCGACTGACATGACCTCCACACCGATCATCGACATGTTCTCCGGCACTGGCGAGCTCGCCCGGGCTGTTGCCGACGGTCTGAACGAGTTCACCTGCTTCCGGTCGTTCTCCGACAACTACGGACCCGCCCGAAAGTACCTGAAAGCCCGCTTCCACAACGTGAAGATCCACTCGGACTTCCGCGAGCAGAACATCCCCGAGGGCTCCATCGTCACCATCGGGGCGCCCTGCCAGGACCTCTCCGTCGCAGGCAAGCGCGCCGGGGCCGAACGGGGCTCCGGTACCAGGAGCAGTCTCATCCACGAGGCCCTCGACATGGCCGTATCGGGCGGAGCGGACCTCATCGTCGCGGAGAACATTCATAGCGGCTACCGCACCTACCTCGATCTTGCCCGCTGGCTGGAGACCGAGCACAGCTACCTCACCACGGTGTCCAGTGGCGGGGCCTGGGAGGTCGGTGCCCCGCACCGACGCGAGCGCATCATGCTCGTCGCGGCCCGCCGGCACTTCGAGCCCCGCCTCATCAACGTCATCCGACAGACCGTGCCCTCCGGCCTGCTCCCGACACCGACCGCCTCTTCCGCAACCGGGCCCGGCCGGAGCGGAGGAGGCGGGGGCGCCAACCTTCAGACCCGGATTCACGAGGGTCCCGACCCAGACCCCGCGCTCATCATCACCTGGGCCCGTGTCGTCCAGGAATTCCATCCGCCTCTGAAGGACGACTGGGGCCGGTTGAACGCTGCTTTCGTCGAGTGGCTCATGGGCCTGCCCTCAGCTCACGCAGTGGGCCTGTCCCGCACCGCCTCCATTCGCCTCGCAGGCAACGCCGTCGTCCGGCTCCAGGCCCGTCTCATGCTTCAGCGCGGACTCACTGCTATCAACAACGAAAAGAACCTCTGATGCCCACCAAGCAAGCCCGCAACTGTCGCGTAGGCGACATCCCCCTCTTCAAGAACAAGGAGTGCCGCATTATCACCGACATCACACACGACGAAGAGACCTGGGCGTTCCGCACCACCGATCTCGCCGGCGAGAACCCCCGCCTCGACACCTACGACGCTCTGGACCCCGTCAAGGTCTGGGGCACCCAGGAGGCTCTGTTCTGATGCAGATCAAATCCGTCCACCCGTGGCATATTATGCCCGGCAACAAAATCTATCACAAGATAGATGGAATCGTTCGGGTTACTTTTACTCGGTCCGATGGCTTCGGAGGCACGTACATCCAGTTCCGCGATAGGTTCGGGCTACCGGCGTCCTTCAGGTGCGGCCCGTTCGATCAGGTGCTGAAGGTCGTCGATCAAGGCGGTCTGTTCTGATGCCCGAGATCAACGACCAATACGAGCGCCTGCTGAAGGACATCCTCGACAACGGCGAGCCCCGCCACGACCGCACCGGTGTCGGCACCCGCGCCGTCTTCGGCCGTCAGCTGAGGTACGACCTGTCCCGGGGCTTCCCCCGGATCACCACCAAGTACGTCCCCATGAAACCCCTCAAAGCAGAATTGTTGTGGTTCCTCCGTGGTGAGCAGAACATCAACTGGCTCCGAATGCTCGATGTCCACATCTGGGACGATTGGGCCGACGACAACGATAGTGTCGGACCCCTCTACGGCTACCAGTGGCGGTCCTGGATCGACAGCGACGGCATGGCCATCGACCAGATCAAACGGCTGATTCAGGGTCTTCAAAACAATCCGCACTCCCGCCGTCACCTCGTGTCCGCCTGGAACGTCGGCGACCTCGACCAGATGGCGCTGGCTCCCTGCCACGCCTTCTTCCAGTGCTACGTCTCGAACGACAGCCGTCTCTCGCTTCAGGTCTATCAAAGGAGCGCCGACCTCTTCTTAGGGGTTGTCTTCAATATCGCTTCTTACGCCCTCCTGACGCACATGCTCGCTCAGCAAACAGGGCTCTCGGTGGGCGAGCTCATCTGGACCGGCGGGGACTGCCATATCTACGACAGCCACGTGGAGCAGGTGAAGGAACAGCTCTCGCGGGAAGTGTTTCCGTTCCCCCGTCTGCGGCTCCATCATCGCAAGTCGATCGATCTGTATCAGATGAACGACATCAACGCATCCGAGGGCTACCAGCACCACGGCCCCCTGCGGGCCCCCGTCGCAGTATGAGATGAGGTGTTACTCATGCTCTACATGTCCGTGCAGCGTCTGCTCCCCGGGGACGTCATCCTCTGGGTCTCCGAGACGCACCAAGTGCTGAAGATCTGGTGCTCCGCGCGAGGGATGATCGATATCGAGGTCAGTGGACCGGAAACGACTTCCCCGGCGAATGCGAGCGTCCTCTCGGTCAAGGATGATTCTCTAGTCCGGGTCCGCCACCTGGCCTGATCCCGACACCCCCTGTCGTCATGTAGCGACAGGGGGTTCGTCACGCCCAGACCAGTCAAATGCACAAGTTTAACACGACCCGAATGTTACGGACGTGTTACGACAAGCGGAGGGGTTGACCGGGACGGGGATCGGACTTATACTTATTTATAGAAAGGAGGACTGAGCAGCAAGGGCCGACAGGGCCGGAGACGGGTTCGTTGATAACTCCATAGCGCTGATTTCCTGCGGAAAGGCTGGTGCGGGGCCTAGGGCGACCCATCCCTCGTGCGGTGTCGCGGGGTCGCACCCCCTCCCCCCGCCCCGCACTCGGTAGCAACCGATTTCCTTCGCCTCGAAATTCGGCTATGTTGAGTGTGATTTCTATCTCGTTAACGCTGTTAAGATCGCAACCCCGGATGGCCACGACGACAGGCCCGTGATGGCTCCTACCAGGCTCTCGGGTCTACGTCTCCTGTCGTCTCCTGTCGTTCTCATCGTCGTGCAGGGGGCTGACGTGCTGTAAGGCCCGTAGACGGCCTCTAAGGGGCTTGTCAGTGTCCTGCACTGGCGAGGGGCTGAAATCGTCTCAGAATGGCTCTCAGGGCCTCTGAGAGGCATCTGGAGCGGGACGGTAGCCGGGTGCGACAGGACGGGGGACCCCCTGCACGGTGGCGGTGTGTCCTTACGGGGCCCGACACGGCCGGCGAGGTGGCATCGACAGGGGCGATGACGAAGGTCTGTTCAACTTCTTGTGCTTTGTTCTCGTGATCGAACGAGCGAACGATCGATCACGTGGCGACACGGGCGATGGCGAACCAGAACCCCCTATATACCCTATGTATGCTTTTGTATATATCGTACTCAAAATATATAAGAGTAGTATAGAATATTATACTAATATTACCTTAATGTATGGTACAAGATACTATACTAGATATCAAGTATTTATACTACTATCATTATATTCTGTATATAATATTTATATAATATAATAATATATATTATATAGTACGAAGAGAGAATTAGTTTTGGAGTGAAACAAAGTGGGCTGATTTCGTACCTACATCACCCGTTCCCACCCCCGTTTCAACCCTCTCTTTCGAACACCTGTTCGATACGTAATCCTTGCAATCCCGGGCCTGTCGTACTCCGTGGGCACCCTCCCCGGTGGATGTAGGTACATCCCCCGTGTCGTCACCACTGCATCACTACTTACTAACTACTTAGTAACC